TCCCATCTCGGGTCAGGGCAGGATCCACCGCAGGGGATGTGGTGGCTGCAATGGGCTCGCCAGCCGGGGCCGCGCATTTCCTGCGGGCGCCTGGAGTCGCCAGGGCTCACGTCGTTGCTCGGCGAGATCCACACGCTGAGGGCGTACCAGCACCGCTCGCAGAGATCCATCGTCTGTAGCCACTTGGCGATGTCGCCCTCGAAGGTGGCGTGGACCGGCTTCTCCGTCTCCTGACGGCAGCGGTCGCAGCGCGTGATCTCGAGCTTCACGCCGCCTCCTTGAGCTTGGCGATGATGATGTCCTTCCGCCAGCGACTCGCGACAACGATCCCCCGGGCCGTGGCGAGGTCGATCAGATCGGGCTTGGTCATGGCGTCGTAGTCGACGTGCATGACTACTGCGGGCGTGTGAAGAGCATGCTGGCGACGACGCTCGAGCCTGCGTGCTCGCTGACGACGATTCATCGTCCCGGCCGCAGTTCGTGGTAGTCGATGAACGCCTTGGCGATGTGGTCCGGCGTCTCCCGCCCGAGCCCGAGCGCGAGGAACTCCTCCATCACCGCGACGCGACGCCCGCCGTGCCAGCGTGCCATGCAGTCGAGCTTGGCTTCGATCCGATCGAGCTGCTCGGTGATCCCTGCGTAGACCGTCCCCTCCATCACGTCTCCTCCAGTCGAGCGGCGTACTGCCGGGGCCGATTTGAGCAGGCCCCAAGGGTGGTTGGTTTGGGTTCACACAATCGCCCTGGATGATGATGGAGCCGGAGCCCCGGCAGCCGCCTGGTGTCTATGCTAGCGGCAGATTGGCCGCACTAAGATCGTAGCATAAGCCCACAGGCATGCGCCACTGCGGCCCGAGCCCTCTGGAGCGTCACGAGTCGTAGCTGTCGATGTGCCGGTCGTAATCGCCCTGGACGATCTCTCGCAGCCGGTCGATCTCTTCGTCGTACAGCCCTCGGTCGTGTTGCGGCAGATCCTTGAGCTTGTCGAGCGTCGCGAGCGCCCACTCGTAGTCCTTGCAGGTCTGACAGGGCATCAGCCGATGAGCCGGTACGGGTCGATGTCGTGGCTCTTGGTCTCGAGCCGAGCGATGCGCGTCTCCAGTGCTTCGATGGTCCGCTGCTGTTCGACGCAGAGGACGAGGAGGTCGCGGATGGGCAGGCTCGGCATGGCCTGGCCCGTCTTGAGCTTCTCGAGGCTCATCTTGGCGGCGTTGATGGCGTCGTCGACTTCGTGCTGGTTGGGAATCATGGCGCGGCAGGGTACCAGACTTGGGGAGTTCTCTTGTGTAGGTCAGGATTGACTACTCTTAGTTGACAGCACGTCTCAGCTCTCTCAGTTCTCGAGGGGGTGGGCTCCGTGTCGCGAATGCTCATATGTAGAACTCGCCAGCGTTCGCCAGCGGAGCTGACAACTCCGAGTTGACACCCTAAGCCACGTATACAGGCGTACATCGGCCCCGATGGCTTGTGCGAAACCGCACAAGAGGAAACGGGCGGGGGCGAGCGTCAACGCGCCAGGATGCGCCTGTAGGTGCCTGTAGGTGTCAGACATCTGACATCGGGGTCAAGATTCCGCCCACAGGTGCCGATGAATGTAGTACCTTGTAGGAACAGTCAACGGAGCGCCTGAGGCGCGGAAGGGTAGGGAACATGAGGACCGCAACGGAGATCCTGGAGTCGCTGGACACGTCGGGCTGCGCGCGTAACGCGCGGGCCAACGCTGCGCTGATGCTCGCGCAGGCGTTCGGCAACTTCGTGCGCGAGGCGCACGCGCACGATCGCGGCGCGATCTCGGAGCACCCGCAGTGGCCGCTCGCGCCGATGTCGGAGCGCAGCGACGGCCGTGGCCGTCCGCCCGCGATCTCCTACGTGTGGGACTTCGATCTCACGCCGAACGAGGTGACGCGTCACCTCCGCGCGATCGCGACCGCTGCGCGCCTCGCGAGCGTCACGCGTCACGACGAGGACGCGTGCGAGATCGCGACGCGCGAGACCGTGGCGCGCATGACGCGTCTGTTCACCGCCGATATGCGCGCATACGGCGTGTGGTGCGCGACCGATAAGACGCACCTGAGCGGCCCTGAGGCGGCCCTGGAGGACATCGACGGTACCGCCTGGACCTCCTCGCTCAAGGGCCGCGACGCTAGCCTGCGCAGCGCAGGGTTCGTCGGCGCTAACCGCGACGAGCACGCCTACGCGCGCAGCGCGGACGCCTACGTGAGCGAGCGGGACATCGCTCGCGCGTAGCGCACAATGCGCGCATCCCGCTAGCACAGGGGATGCGCGCATAGGGTCCGGGGAGCGTCCCCGCTGAGGATGGCCTAGATCGGCCGAAACCCTACCTACAGGAGATCACAATGTTCCGCACCGCCACTGGACAGACCGGCCGCGACGCCTACCTGAACGAGCTTGCCGCTCTGGCCAACGCCGACCGCGAGCTTCGCGCCCGCGCGCAGCGCCTCGCCGACGCAATGCGCGCCGAGCTTGTCACCGCTCCCGATGTGGAGGCGAGCATCGCTTCCGAGCGCTTCCCCGACGCGACGCACACCGTCGCTGCGATGCACTCGGCGGCTTTCATCGACGGTGGCGACCTGCGCCTCATCGACGAGACCGTGGCGCTCGTCTCGCAGGTGCCCTCGGACTGGCGTCCGGGCACGGGTGAGCCCTCGGAGCACACCATTGAGTACCTGCGCCACAACGCGCGCCTGCGCGGCGAGGGCAACGTGTACCGCGCCATCCTGGACACCATCGAGTCCTAAAGGTCTCGGCGCACCATCCGATCACAGTGAGCGGGGCCACGGTCCCGCTCACCATCACCTACAGAGAGCACACCATCCCAATGCACGCACAGCCCGCACCATTCGTCACCGCGCCGAGCACAGCAACGCGCGAGTGGCTGAAACAGTCCAGCCCCATGCTGCGCGCACAGTTGAGCGCAGCGGCAATGATCGCCACAGCGGCCCGCGTCTAGCGGGCCGTTTGCGTTGTGCGGCCGGTTTTATTTGACACGGCTACAGGGGAGGCGCTCGAGCGGTGTCAAATAATCGTCACCATAGCGCTACAGGGGACGGTCTCGAGCGGATAATAGACACGGCTGTGGTCTCACCATAGAGCGGTGTCAACTAACGGTAGACGGGCGCGTCTCGGCGGTGCCAGCACAAAGTAATGGACACCGCTACAGGCGAGAGTAATAGACACCGCTATCCCGCGAGGGTAAATGGACACCATCCGCCCGTGTGAGACTATGTACCTACAGCAACCGCAGCGCCACCCTACAGGAGACCACAGTGACCTTCCCCGCCATCCCGCAGCCGCTCGATCCGCCCGCCATGCCGCGCGGGCTCGCGTCCCACTGCGCCGACAAGTGCGCTCGGCTGATGTCCAGCCGCGCGTGGTCCGGCCGCATCGCGGGCGTGGATCCGCTCGCGGGCGACGAGTGGGAGGTCGCCCTCCTGCGCGAGCACCACGACTACCCGGAGTACCCGGAGTTCTAGGAGACATCATGCGCCTGCCCGCCGTGGCGCCTCTCGATCGGGAGGCGCTCCTGCGCGAGATCCGTCAGTGGACTCGCCGCGCCAACACTCATGACCCCCGCTAGTCGGGGGTCTTTGTGTTTCTGTAGGTAAATTGACACCGCTACACCGTGGGCACTCGAGCCCTGTCTACTAACGCTCGGCGCGCGCCCGCAGGCGGGTAGCTGGCAGGGAATAATAGACACCGCTGTAGGTGAGAATAATGGACACGGCTAGCGCCACGGGTAAATCGACACCATACGTGGGTGTGAGAGTATATGTGCATGGAACGCCTCCTCACCGCCCTCGCAGTCGCAGCCGCCACGATCGCCCTCCTCGCCCTCGCGGGCGGGTTCGTCGGGCTGATGACCTACGCTGCGCGCCATGACGCGGCCATGTACGCGCGCCAGGCGCAGGCGCGGACCGCACATCAGACGGCCGTGGCCGCATGCCTGCGCGCCTCGGACGACTACTCGCAGGCGGGGCTCACCCACTGCGATCTCACCGCCCGCTAAATAGACACCTACCTACAGACTGGTAAGATACACCAATGCTCGATTACTCCACTCCCCTGTCGATCGCGCCCGGCGAGGTCGCGCTGATGGAACTTCCGTTCAGCGAGGTGAACATGTGCATGGGCGTCGCTGGACGCGAGATGCGCGTGCGCCTCCTCGTCGGCGAGACGCGTGACGGCCGCCTGACCTACGCTGCGCAGCTACTCCGCGAGGATGGCTCCAACTACTCGGCGCCGATCACGATCGGCGAGGCCGGGATCTTCCAGACGGGCTCGTACGAGTTCGGCTACCACTTTCACTACTACCCGCCCGCGAGCGAGGTGATCGCCAGCCGCTAGCGGTGACACCATAGGCGCGAGAGAGCCCGCTTCGGCGGGCTCTTTGTGTTTCTGTAGGTAAATAGACACCGCTGTAGCGGGGCTCGAGTAGCGCTGTCTACTAAGTCGCGTCGCAGGCGCCCGTTGGGCGGGCGAGGGGAAGTAAATAGACACGGCTGTAGGTAACAATAAATAGACACTGCTATCGCCGAGATAAATAGACAGCATCCTGTGGTGTGAGACTATGTACCTACAGAAACCGACCGGAGCCCGCCATGACCTACAAGAACCGCTACATCATCGAGTCCTACTCCGAGCCCGACACGCGCGTGATCCGCTACGTGGTCGTCGACTCGATCACCGGCCGCGACTTCGACGCGCGTGACTTCGGCTTCGCCCGTGCGGACTTCGCCACGGCTGCGGACGCGCAGGCTTTCCGCGCGAGCATCGTCGCGGACATCGGCGAGTAAATAGACACTCGCCTCCCACGTAGTACACTGTACCTACAGTCAATCACCGCCCTACAGGAGCACAGCATGACCTTCAAGAGCTTCGCCGACCTCGCCAACCACATGAGCGCTGCGCAGAACGCGCAGGACGTGGCCGCCGCCAAGCGGCTGCGCAAGGCGCGGTCCCTGCCCGCGCCGAAGGTCGGGCCGAAGGTGGCCCGATGACGGCCGCCGAGAGGGACGCACAGCGCGAGCGCGTGCGTCGCAAGCGAGCCCGCAAACTCAACGGAAAGAGGAGCTAATGCTCTACCCTGTCGTCCGCCCCACGACGAACGCGCCCACGGCGCACCCGGCGGTCAAGCCGCCGATCCGCGTCAAGCGGCGCATCATCCTCCACGTCATCTAGCAGCGCGAGCCCCGGCGAAAGTCGGGGCTCTTCGCGTTACGCGACTAAATAGACACCGCTGTGCTTGAGGGTCGACAGCCCTGTCGAATACCACGCGCCGTGCGCGCCCGCACGCGAGGGGCTCGAGTAAATGGACACGGCTGTAAATAGACACCGCTACAGCGAGGGATAAATAGACACTGCTATCCACCCCGAATAATGGACACCGCTAGCGGCCGGGCAAATAGACAGGAGTTGCAGGTGTGAGACTATGTACCTACAGAGAGCGGGGCGGGCGGGTAAGACTCAAAGAGCCCGTGCGTCGCACCGCAGCGCAGCGGATAGACCGCGCGCCTCGCCTCTGTAAATAGACACCACGCGCTACAGGAGTAAACTACACCACATGTTCGTCATCCTCATCACCTTCGCCGACGCGCCTTCGATGGGCGCCCTGTTCTCCGAGGGCGAGTACACCTTCGGTGAGGCGATCGACCGCGCGTGGGCGTGGAATCGCTCCGGGCAGTTCACTGTGGAGATCGTCCCGGCGGACGACGACCGCTAAATAGACACCACACCTACAGAGGGTACACTACAGACATGGCTTACAAGAGCAAGACGGACTTCAACGTCAACCGGATCCACGAGTGGGCGGACATCCTCGACCTCCCGTGGGGCGAGATGCCGGGCGAGCGCTCGGAGGCGATCGACGCCTACAACGACTACTACGGCGAGCACTCGTTCAGCTCCCGCATGTGGCTGAATCTCTACGAGGTCGGCTACGTGTACTGCGGCCCGGAGGAGGGCGGCTGGGGCATCACGGTGTCCACCCCGTTCGCCTGCGTCCCCGTCACCTCGCGAGAGGGCGCGCTGCGGGCGCTCGAGATTCTCGAGGAGGCCGCCCGCGAGGAGTTCGGCGACCAGCGGGAGTACACCTCCGCCGCCGGTGGCGCGGATGGCACCATCGTCCTCGAGTCGCGCCGGTTCGCGTCCGAGTGGGACGGGACGGTCCCCCACTACGAGTAGGGGGACCGGCGGGGCGGGCTTCGGCCCGCCTTGCCACCCGGTATCTTGACGCCGCTATGGGGCTCCCCTGCCAGCGGTGTCAACTATCCGCAGTAAATCGACACGTACCTACAGACTGATAGGATTCACCCATGAGCTTGACGATCATCACCAACAACGTCCCCCGCTTCACGGTCGACGCGTACGAACTGACGCCTGCCGAGCGGCGCGACTTCGACTATCTCGACTGGGACGCCATCGACCGGGGCGAGAGCGGGGCCACGTTCTTCCGCTACCGTGGCAACCTCTACGATCTCAGCGAGATCCTCGCAGCGCCGGGCTCCCTCGCGCCGTGGGAGGGCTACGCCTCCGACAGCTACTTCTCGGGCATCGTCGTGCGCTTCACGAACGACTCCGAGGAGGTCATCGTGGGGCGCTACTACTCCTGAAACGCCCCCGAACGGGTGTCAACTAGCGGTTTACGCGTATCAGGGGGTCCCCGTGGCCCCCTGAACCACCCCCAATGTGTGCGGAACGGCCCCTGAATGGGGCCGTTTCTGTAGGTACGTAGCGCGCGGAAGCGGCTAAATAGACAGCGCTGTTGTCCTGTAGGCACAGCCGTGACCAATAACCTACAGGTGAGGGCCAGAAAGTAATAGACACCGCTGTAGGTGAAGGGCTCGAGCGGTGTAAACTATCGGTTTACATCTGAGATGCGCGGGGAAAGTAATGGACACGGCTGTCAGAGGGCGATTCCAGCCCTGTCTAATACCCTCCGGCGGGGGCTCGCGGGGGTGCGGGCGAGGCTAAATTGACACCGCTATCCCCGTGCTAGAGCCAAATGTGGGTGTGCAACGTGTAGGTAAATAGACACCGCTACAAGTGACAACTCTTAGTTGACACGGCTGTGCTGCGCGACGTAGGGACCCGCACACCAGCAAGGGATAATGGACACCGCTGCGAGGGGCCGAGGGTGCGCGAGGCAAATTGACACCGCTGCAAATGGACACGGCTAGCTGCGGTGTGCGAGTGCGTGTCTATTACCCTAGTAGTAATGGACACTACTATTCGGGGGCGCGAATTGGGTCTCGATTAGTGTGTAGCTAATGGACACGGCCGCAGGAGGTGCTACTCGCGGGCGCCTATCGGGAGCGGGGCTCGGGCAAATAGACACCGCTGTAAACCAACGGTTGAATCATGTCGAAATTGTGCCCATTTGCAGGGAAAATAGACACTGCTACCAACGGTTGTCAATCCCTTGCTAAATGGACACCGCTGTAGGTAGGAAACCGGGGGCTCGAATAATCGACAGGAGTCCTAGCTAGCGTAGTCTACCGGGTGTCAGCAAGACAGAGAGCACGGGCGCCGGTCGACGGGGCGCCGAGCGAGTAAATAGACACCACACTCCTACAGAGTAAAGTACAGGGTGCAGCGCAGGACACCGGCCCGGATCACGCGGGACGGGGCGAGTAAATAGACACCGATCACCTACAGCGTAGAATGGACACCATGATGAACACTCCCATTGAGGTCGAGCGCAGGAAGAGCAAGCAGGGTGCAGAGGCGGCTGCGCGGCGCGCGAACGCGTCGGCGTTCCCCGGACAGCGCTACTCGGTCGAGCGCATCGCGACGCGCGACTGGGCCGTGGTCCTGTTCGATGGCGGCGCGGCCGACAATCGGTCGAGCATCACGCACAGCCTGCCCGTGCGCGCCGAGCGGCTGCGCGAGCGTGACTTCTCGGCGCTCGGCGGGAAGCGTCAGCATCACCGTGCGAGCACGGTCTACCGGACCATCGGCTAAATAGACACGAACCTACAGACTGGTAAAGTACACACCATGAGCTACCTCAACGACTCCATCAGCGCGGTCGAGACCGCCGAATACGCCACCCGTGGGCTCGGCCCGTTCGATACGGCCGACCATGATCCGGCCGAGCTTATCGCTCTGGCGGGCTACTACATCCGCCGCGAGGCGTTCGCTGAGCGCGTCGCTGAGGTGCTCGACGGGCTCGACTACATCCCCGGCGAGTACCGCGATCGGTTCGTCGATGGCGGCATGGTGCCCGGCGAGTACGCCATCCATCGCGGGAACGCACAGCCCGACTACGCACAGCCGCACAGCCTGCGCCTGCGGGTGAATTCCCTGCACGTGACCGTTCAGGCGCTCGATGGCGACCGTAGCCGCGTCGTGGCCGCACTCATCGGCGCCGGTGTGGTCTCCGGCTGGGACGGCGACGAGACCGCGCCGGACGGCTTCACCGAAGCATTCTCGGATCACGGCTGGATCTCGGTCCGCCGCTAAATAGACACTCAACTACAGAGAGGTAGACTACTCCCATGCCCACCGTTCAGAACCTTCCCGCCGCCGACGTTCAGGTGCAATTCCCGTCCGGCGAGGTCAAGACCATCTTCCTGCTCCGCCTGCTCGGCATCGTCCAGCACGCCGAGATGATGGCCCGATTCGGCCACGGCATCGCCCGCAACGCGCCGACGCTGCGCGAGGTGCGCGAGGAGCTTGAGATCCCCGCGAGCGTGTGCCGCACGTGGGCACAGGCTGCGCCGATGCTGCGCGAGTTCTACAACGATCTCACGGCGCACCTGCGCGACGCGTAAATAGACACGAACCTACAGAGAGGTACACTACTTCCATGAGCGAGCATCTCCCCACTTCCACCCTACAGCGCGCTGCGTTCGCACTCAACGCGGGCATCGCCCGCATGCAGGACCGAATCGCTGACGCGGCGCCCAACTCGGCCGACGACGTGATGCGCGAGCACTTCCTCGCCGAGATCCGGCGCGACCGTGCGGCGCGCGACGACCTGTCGCGCATCCTGCGCGAGCGGGAGGCGGCCGAGCGGGACGCCATCCGTCACGGCTGCTACGGCAACGGCTAAATAGACACCATCTCCTACAGGGGTACACTACTTCCATGACGCACACCGATCACATCTCCGCGCCGCGCTTCTCGTCCGGCGACTATCTCGGCCACTACCCCTGCACCATCGTGCGCGCCCTTCCCACGGGCGACTCCAATCCGGGCTACCTCGTCCGATTCGAGGACGGGCACGAGGCGGGCGCCTTCCGGCGCGAGCTTCGGGCCACCATGCACGGCTGGTCGACCATCGACGCGGCCGACGCGGCGTAAATAGACACTCACCTACAGCGAGGTAAGATACTCCCATGCACATCACAGAGGACACCGTAGTCACCATCGCCGAGCGGGCCGACTCCGACCGCGAGCACAGGATCTTCGCAGTCACGATCGAGACCCCGTTCACGATCGAGATGCAGCGGTGCCCGACCTTCATCTATCCCGGCGACCCCGACCATCCGGGCGGCGACGTTGGCATGGTCGAGGCGTCCTACCGTTCGTGGGGTGTCTGGGATGCCCGCGTGGCCGACTGGGCTCGCGTCTCGGCCGGATGGCAGGACGCGTCGCACTTCGGCTCGCGCGGCGAGGCGGAGGCGTGGCTGCGCGACAATCTCGCGGACCTGCTCGCCTATAAACACTAACCTACAGCGAGGTACACTACTCCCATGAGCAATCCCAAGCGACCCTATCGCGGCATGCGCGGCGACTACGTACTTGAGCAGGAGTACAACGGCGTCTGGATCGTCGCTTCCGGCGGATCCGAGGATCGCTGCAAGCAGGACGCGCGCCGCTATACGAACGGTCTCGCGCTCGGGCGCGGGCTGCGCATCACGCCGAACCGGCCCGGCGACCCCGTGGCTGAGGGCTCCTACCGGCCCGCGTAAATAGACACTCACCTACAGCGAGGTAAGATACTTCACATGATCCACGTCAACGTCCGATCTAACCCGAGCGAGCACGCTCACCCCGCCGAGTGCATCGTGGAAACGTCCACGGACGGCGCCGGATGGCGGACGCAGTACGTCGTGAGCTACACCATCGGCGACCACGGTGGGCGCCCGCGACAGGAGGCGGAGCACATCGCCCGCGTGATGGGCGTCGCTTGGACCTACGCCGGTGTCCCGTGGCGCGGAACGTCGCACGGGTACGCGCTCTAAATAGACACTGACCTACAGCGAGGTACACTACTCCCATGAACGCAACGACTCCCATCCCCTTCGCTCACCCGCTGAGCGCCGATCATCTCGATGCCCGCTACAGCGTGGACGGTTGGGGCCGCATCGCGGTCTACATCGTCGGCTGGACGACCGAAGAGGTCTACGAGGGTGACTACCTCATCTGCCCGGACGATGACTGCGACCACACCGCGAGCGAGATGTGCTGGATCGAGGGCGATACCTCGCTCATCGACGGCGAGATGCTCCGTGTCGTGATGGTCGGCGACGACCGCGAGCACATCGTCGACCCCGAGGATCTCGTCCGGCTGGACGAGGACGAATACTGCGGGTGCTGCGGGCAGCTTGGCTGCCCGTGGGGATAATAGACACGAACCTACAGAGAGGTACACTTCTCCCATGCCGCGAATCACTCTCATCAAGTCGAACGCCGGTCGCGCCGGTCAGCGTAGCTACTGGGGCGACATCCTTGGCACGACCATTACCCGCAACTTCCGCCACGACATCGAGTCGGCCGTCGAGTCGGAGCACTCCTGCGACGACACCGCCTGCGACATCGGCGCCGCGCTGCGCGAAGGCTATTCGTACTTCGCTGCTCACATGCTGATGTCGGCGACCGACGAGCTTCCGACCCTGTACGCCGTGCTCGACGCGCACCGCTTCAACGGCACGATCCCGGCTGACTTCGGGACGCACCTGTACGACAACGCCGATTGGGAGGGATGGAAGGCGTACTTTGACGCCAACTCCGTCGAGTGCCCCGGCTGCGGCGCATTCTGCTTCCCCGGCGACTACGACGACACCTGCTCCAACTGCCTCACCGCGCTCCCGTCGCGCAGCGACGACGACGACGAGTAAATAGACACGAACCTACAGAGAGGTACACTTCCATCATGACGAACGCACAGACTCCCATCCGCCGCACGCTCGGCGACCTGAGCGTGGCCGAGCTTCTCGACCGCGCGCTCAGCGAGACTCTCGATCTCGGCAACCGCTTCGATCGCGTGGCGATGAGCCCCGACGACCGACTCCTGTTCAATGCCTACATCGGCTCGATCGGCGCTAGCCTCAGCGTCGCGCAGGACAAGATCGGCCGGTAAATAGACACACTCCTACAGAGAGGTAAGATACTCCCATGATCGAGACCGACTACTACACCCCCGAGGGCCACTACCTCGCCCGGCCGCTGCTCCTGCCGGACGTGCGCAACTTCTCCGACCTGCTCACCTACGAGCGCGAATGGAACTTCGACACGATGTCGGCCCGCAGCGGCAAGATCGCTCGGCCGGATCTCGTCCCCGAGCCCCGCTACATCGGACACGGCGAGCGCAACGACATCTGCGACCGCATCATGGCGATCGGCGGATTCGGCACGGACCCGCAGGCGCGGAACGAGATCGGCCCGTACTGCTCGGTCAAGCTGCTCGGCTCGCGGCGGAGCATCGCGGTCACGGCGACCGATCTCGTCATCGAGACCGTGGCCCCGCGCATCGTGACGGCCGACGATCACCTCAGTTTCGAGATCATCGAGCACGCCGACCGCGACCGGGCGCTTGTCATCCTGAGCCACGGCCACATCATCGGCTCGCACTGGCTCGCGTACATCGACCCCGCCACCATCCCGGCGCCGGTCGAGTAAATAGACACCACCCCTACAGAGAGGTAAACTACTTCCTATGCGCACCACAGAACGAATCATCGCGAAGGTCGGTCAGCCCGGTGGCGGCCGATGGGAGCTTGTCGACGGCGACGGTATGGGCGGGTTCATGGATCCGCCCGGCGCGCTCACGCACACGCTGTACGTCCGCGAGTGGCGTGGCTCGCGCAGCGAGTGCTACGAGACCGCAATGGCGATCGACTCTGCGCTCAGCGAGAGCTACGTCCCGGCCGTGATCAAGCGGGCCATCCGGCGCGAGCTTGCGAAGGCCGAGCCGCCCGTGGCCGACGAGGCGTGGATCGAGCGCACTTACGCCTACTACAAGAACTGCTACAGCCCGGACGGCATCGACCGCAACGTGAGCCATTGCCTGATCGTGGCGCCGACCCCGGACGGCTTCGGCTACGTCGTCGGCACCTTCGGCCGCGACGGCTGGATGGAGAACCGGCCGAGCCCCGAAACGCACCTCGCGGTGCTCGCCATCCGCAAGCACTTCCCCGACCACGAGCCCCGCGTGGATCTCATCGAGACCCCGCCTGTCTGGGGGCGCAAGTGAGGCGCGCTCTCGTCGCGGCGCTCGCGCTGCTCGCGATGGCCCCTGCCACGGCCGACGCGTCTGTCTCGGGCGCCGTCGCTGCGGTCAAGCGGGCCGAGCATCGCGGCGGCGCGTGGGCATCGCAGGTGCAGTGCCGCACCATCGTCCGCAACCGCCTGTACCGCTGCACGTTCGTCCACATGGACAGCTACGGCGACATCTACGACGACGACGCCACGGTGCGCCAGTACGGGCGCCGCTACCTCGTCTAGCCTCCTGCGGCGCGGTGCCTTCGGGCGCCGCGCTCGCCCCGTCGCCGGATAATTGACACCGCTAGGGCTCGAGTTCCAAGCGGTGTCGACTATCCCGGCCGCCACCCTCCCGCCGTAAATGGACACCGCTGTTCCGGTGGCGCTCGATCCTGTCCATTTGCAGGGAATAATCGACACCATGCCTACAGATGGGAGAATGCCGTCCATGAGCAAGAGCAACGCACAACCCAAGACCCGCAGCTACGTCGCCATCGCGGCACAGATGCGCAACTCCGCCGGTGCGATGGGCGGGGGTAAGCGCTCCAAGAGCCGTCGCGATCGCAAGGATGCCCGACAGGCAATCCGGCGCGGCGACTGGTAAATAGACAGCGACCTACAGAGAGGTACGATGGTGTCCATGAGCAAGTCACCCGCACAGTTTCGCAAGCGCGCCGAGCGAGTCTTTCGCAAGGCTAACCCGGACGCGGAAGCGGTCGGTCTCGTCATCACGTGGACGCGCTGCGTCCGGGTCACGTGGGCCGATGGCTCGCGCGGGTTCTCGGGCACCATGCAAGTCGCGGCGCCGGGCCATCGCTCACGCGCCATGCTCGCCACCGAGACCGACTCGGCCATCTCGGTCCGATAAATAGACACTGACCTACAGAGAGGTAGACTCCACACCATGAGCTTCACTCCCGACTACCGAAAGATCCATGTCGCGGCCAACGCTGCGCAGCACGTCCTCTGGGCGATGGGCGCGAAGGTCGAGACCAACTACTTCAACGGACTGGTCTCGCTCGATCATGGCTACGCCCGTGGCCCCGTGCGCGAGCCGGGCGAGTGCCGCTACTGCGCGGCGTACATCATCGAGTCAGTCGACGACGGCGCGTGGTGCGACGAGAGCGGCGCCTGCGGGTGCGGCATCGGCGAGCATGAGCCGGGCGGCTTCGACCAGTACGCCCACGATGAGCGCGCTCGCGAGACCCCGTGGTGGGACGACCCCTTCCACGATCACGACGACTACCCCGCCGAGTACGCCGAGTAAATAGACACCACAACCTACAGAGGTACACTTCCATCATGAGCAATCGAGTCCTTCGGCCCCTCTCGGATCACGTCTACGAGGTGCGCATCGACAACTGGCCGGTCGGCCGTGTCAAGAGCGTGGCGGCAGGCTACCTCGCATACGGCGAGATCAGCATGTACGGCGACGTAGAGCTACTCACCGAGACCACCTTCCCCACCATGCGGGAGGCTGCGCTCGCCGTGGCCGACGCGCACGCTTCGCAGGAAGAGTACCGCGCCGCAGAAGCCAAGAGCGAATTCATCGGCGAGTACGGGATGGGCGCGGTGTGTGGCGGCGCGAGCCCCGGCGATGCGCTCCTGATGGCCGAGATGGCGTGGGCCGAGCAGATGGCCCGCTCCGCCGAGTAAATAGACACGAACCTACAGAGAGGTACACTCCCACCATGATGAATCACCCGACCTTCCGAGAGTCGCTCAGCAACGTCTACGTCGACTACGACGACATCGCCGAAGAGGTGATGCGGACCCCGCTCGGCATCGAGCTTTACACCGGCGAGATGGTCGTCCACCTGTTCGATCGCGAGCCCGGATGGCAGGCGCGCTATCAGGAGGCAATCCGCGAGGATCGCGAGGACAAGGCATGGGCGCGTCAGTACCTCGCCGACCGCGCCGACTACTACCGCAGGGACCCCGAGTACGGCTACTCCCAGGCCGACCTTGCGGCCGAAGCCGCGAGCATCCGCGAGGACGAGCGCCGGATGATGGAGGATCGCGAGCGCGACATCATGCGCGGTCTCGGCGGCATCTGGTAAATAGACACGAACCTACAGAGAGGTACAATCATCCCATGATCTACACCTTCAAGTTTCAAGGCTACGGCGACATCGGCGAGTTCGATGGTCAGCGCATCGACATCCTGCGCCTTGTCGAGCCGGGCGAATTCGAGTACACCGATCTCACCACGATGGCGCGCTTCCCGAACGGCACCGAGCTTCCCCTGCGCGCTGACGAGATCACGGGCCACAGCCGAGACTTCGATCTCGACGCGATGATCGAGGGCTACGTCGAATGCGCTCTCTGGGCCGACTACATGCCCGAGCCGACCGACGAGGAGCCCGAGCCCGAGCTTGGCGGCGGCAACGATCTCGGTCTCCGTCCCGACGACGCGTCGACCAAGCGCATCCACGAAACGTGCGAGTCGTTCTTCAACTTCCACGCGGCCGACTGCATGGAGTACGTCGAGCGCATGGTCTCTGAGAACCGGCTCTCAGGGTGGGACGACGGCACGCCCGAGAGTTATCTCGGCCACGATCTCTGGCTCACGTCGCACGGCCACGGCGCAGGATTCTGGGACCGTGGGCTCGGCGCTCTCGGCGACCGACTGACCGAAGCCTCCAAGCCTCACGCAACGTCGAGCGGTGTCGCCATGAGCAACGGCGATGGTCTCACGGTCGAGATCAACTAAATAGACACGAACCTACAGAGAGGTACACTCCCATCATGCCCTACATCGTCACCATCCTGAACACGACCGTCCACGGCGAGCCGATGGAAGACCAGTCCGCCGCAGATGTTGACGGCGCTATCCGCACCGCTGTCGCCACGCTCGATGAGGCGCGCGACCGCGTGATCGAGGAGATCTCACCGCTCGGACTCGCGACCATCGAGAACGTCATCACCGCCGAGGGCGGCACGATCAGCCTGCCGGGCGGCACCGTGATCGAGGTGCAGGCTGTCTCATGGAATTGGGTCATCGGCATGGCGGACGACGCAGGCATTGACACCGATGCCGTCTACGAGGATGGCGGCGATCTCGCGATCCTTGCTGCTCTCGACGCGAAGCTGTAAATAGACACGAACCTACAGAGAGGTACACTACTCCCATGAACGAGACCACGCTACTCCAACTCGCCCGCGAGCACATCACGCTCACCGGCGGCAATCCCGACGCGGCGCCCATCGACGGCGACACGGCTCTGCGCGAGGCAATCGAGATGGCCGGACGCGCGGCGCGCGAGGATGCCGCAAGCGCCATCGAGATCGCCCGTGAGTCGGACGATCCGGTCGCCTTCATCACCGGCAACTCTCACATGCCACCGCTGCGTGCCTTCGGCCGCGCCGAAGACTTCTGGGCTGCGTCGCACGATGTCGACGCCTACATGATCTCACCCTACGAGGTGTACGTCGAGACCTTCGAGAGCACGCTCGAAGCTGCGAATGTCATCGTGGAGTGCCCCGAATACGACAACGCTCTCTACGTGGTCGATCTCGACCGATGGGAGTACGACGAGGATCTCGACGGCCCCACCCTGTCGAGCCAGTGGCGCGCAGTCGAGCCGTCATAATAGACACGAACCTACAGAGAGGTACACTACTCCCATGCTGAACTTCACCGCTGACCGCACGAACGACACCATCGTCGTCAACGACATCACCTACAACGTCGAGCGCGAGCACTGCCGCGACGGCATGAGCATCGAATTCACCATCGAGCAGTTCCCCGGTCTCGTCGGCAAGGTCGCCAACGAGGAGTACATCGAGTCGTGGATGTCTCCGCGTGACAGCGTGGACGGTCTGCTCGGCGTGATGGCGACGAGCTACCGTGGCTACAGCTTCGGCGACGAGTCGCACGATCTCGTCGACTACGACGGCGGCTTCGAGATCCCGTGCGCCGACTGCAACGGCACCGGCGAGAGCTACGGACCGGACAACGAGATCGGCGGCTTTCCCGTGCGACCGCCCGACTGCTTCTACTGCGGCGGCGAGGGAACGATCATCACGGATCCGGCCACGTGGGCTCGCAAGGTCCACGGCGCTCGCGTGGTCCTGCCCGTGTTCGTCTACGAGCACAGCGGCATCACCATGAGCGTCGGCAAGGCCATCCCTACGGCGGCCAACCTTGGCCCCGGCGGAGACTTCGACGCCCGTGGCCGCAATCCCTTCGACGCGGCCGGATGGGACACATCGGCGGTCGGCATCATCTTCGACACGACCGAGACCCGCGAGGCGTGCGGGTGGGAGGATCGCTCCGACGAGGAGATCGAAAAGGATCTCCGCGCCGAGATCGACATCTACGATGACTTCCTACAGGGTATGGTCTACTACTACACCGTGATCGACGAGGAGAGCGGCTACGACGAGGGGTGCGGCGCCATGTACGGCGAGGCGTACACCGAGGAGGAGTGCTTCGGCGTGATGGCTCACGCCATCGCTGCGCGGCTCGATGAGCAGGCAGAGCGCGCCGACGCGGCGGCTCGCGACATCGTGACCGTCTAAATAGACACACAACTACAGAGAGGTACACTACTCCCATGCGACACCCATTCATCTTCCTGCGCGACTGCGACAACTGCGAGGAGCCCAACACGCGCCTGTTCACCGACACGTGGACAGGCAAGGAGCTTTGCATCGAGTGCATCGCGCCGATCATCGACCACATCACCATGAGCCCCGAGGAGGGCGACAACCTGCCCAAGCTACTCAACGAGTCCGACCGCAAGGTGGAGGCATGAGCGAGTTCCAGACGATTGTCACGCAGGGTAACGAGGTGAGCTACGAGCCGTGGACGGACGGACATGCGGTTGGCTTCAAGGTCACGCACATCCCGACGAACACGGTCGAGTACATCTACCTGAACCCGTCCGGCAACGACGACAACTCCGACTCGCCCAACGTCTTCATCTATCAGGGGACCGAGGGGCACCCCGACAAGGACCATCCGTACCACTACTACAGCGTGCTGGAAGAGGTCACGGCGGCCAAGCAGGGCGGATGGGAGGTGGAGGCGTAGTGCCCTTCATCGTCACGACCCGCATCCCGGCCGACCCCGACGACCACCACAACGCCATGTGCGAGGCGGCCGGGTTCAACACGGATGAGGTTCACCGCTACGCCGTGGCGACGCTGGAGGACGCCCGATCCGCTGCGTACAGCATCATCAGCCAGAACGCGATCGGCCAGAGCGGGGACGCATGGCGCCGTGCAGCGAACCTCGTCAATCACCCGGCGTGGCCGTATCTGGAGCGCAGCACAGTCCCCCTGCCGGACGGCACCACCGTCGAGGCGCGACAGGTCACGTGGCGCCAGTTGGAGGCGAAGGCGGACATGCTCGACCATGACCACGACGCCGACGACACGGACGCGATCCTCGCGGCCTTCAATCAGTAAATAGACACACTCCTACAGAGAGGTAAACTACATCCCATGAACAGCCCCACGCAAATCCAAGTCAAGCGCGACAAACTCGGCGCCCGTGACGCGATCGAGCGAATCAACGCGACGATTGTGAACATCGAGGACGAGCGCTCGATGCCCGGCCACTGGCAGGACATCGCCGACTACGCCTACGTCCTGCACAGCCGCGCCAACAGCATCGCGAGGCTCGACCGATGACCACGCAAGAGGGCAAGGCCCAGAGCATCATCCAGACTCTCGTCGCGATCGAACCCGGCGACACGTCGACCGGCTTCAAGCGAATCACGTCCGAGCAGGGCGACGCCATCGCGCGGCTCTTTGACGGAGACTTCGAGTTGTTCCGCAAGCTGGACGAACAGCCGGGGCTCTACACGTCTCCCTTCTACCACGGGGTCGAGGGTGACTACTCCTACGACTCATGGCACTACAAGCTGCGGCAGGCCCGCAACGACGCGAGCAACATGTTCTTCGAGATCCTCGCGTCGGACCGGCGCGAGCGCGAGGAGCGTGAGCGCAAGGCGGCGGCAAAGCCGCCCACGGCCACGGTCAACGGCTCGGTCATGAAGACTTCCGCAGGCTACGAATGCTGCCTGTGGATCGAGGTCGACGGCGCACAGATCGACGGCGAGGTGTACGGCTACGGTCGACACCCTTCCGACGCCATCGCATGCGCCGCCGAAGAGATCGACTACTCGCCGATCTCCTGAAAGATTGCGATCCCCGCCGGGAGTCGGGTGAGCGCAATAAATGGACACTGTAGTTCGGGGGTGCTACAGTTCCATCTCCCCACCTGACGCGGGGATCAAAGAGTCGGACTACGAGAGCCGAACGCTCAGGGCACAGCGAAGGCAGACAATAGACCCGAGGGTGGCGCTGCACCCGGAGGCGGCACAGCAAGGTGCGGCTGGTCGAGAATCCCCACCGTCAATGGCACCACGATCCACGATAGGCCGGATGGCCGACTGTAGGCGGCTTCCTTCTCTAGCAGGAGGGACGGCTAAGGATCGGCGCGAGTTCTTATGGGAGGCTCGCGTGGCGGTGGGGCAGAACTTGCCCGTGGTAGCAGGCAAGCCAAGCCGGGCATCGCGACCGGCCGCTGGTGAAGTGGGTATCCGGAGTCGCGACCGGAACGTCTCCAATCCCCAGGCGAAGCCAAAGGGAGGGCCGGGTACCACGAACCCCGGCAACACAAACTTGCGGGGTCGGGCCGGAGGCGTTGGGGAACACAGCCCGGCCCCGCAAGTAATAGACACTCTTCTGCTACAGACTAACATGTAGCTACAAACTTCACTCCGAACGAAAGGACACTCCATGCCCGACACCATGAACATCAATCAGGTGCGCACCGCCGCACTGAACACGCCTGACCACAACTCGGCTCTCCTCTGCGCCATCGTCTACCTTGGCGACTCCATCCGCGAGGCTTGCAGCGACATCGGTCCGGCCATCGCCGACAGCGGTCGCAGCACGTCGGCCGAGCTTGGCGATGTGGCGCTCTCGCTGCGCGATCTCGGTCGCGAGTTCGCGGGCATCACCGCCGCTGTCGACGGGATCGGCAAGTAGATGTCCCGCTACGTCGGCGGTGTCGAGGGCAAGGGTCGCATGGTCCAGCGCGTCGGCACGCAGCGCAGCGGCATGAAGGTCCACGCCGCGAGCGGCGAGAGCCGAGTCGACGTGGAGCTTCACGGCGGTCCCGGCTTCGACTGGGCCAACATCAGCATCTACGGCGAGCGCGGACGGCACCATCTGCCCGGCTTCAACCTGGAGCTTGTGGCGGCTGCACTCGACTCGGGCGACCCAAAGACCCTGCGCATCTGGAACCGCATCCAGAGCGACATCCGGCGCCTGCACGACGACGCACCGAAGGCGATCAAGCGTGCCGAACGCCGTCGCCGGAACGAGGAGGAGGCCGCCCAGCGCGAGCACGCGCTCAGGCTGGAGACTCAGCGCGCCTTCGCCGAGACCATCACGGACGCCGAGGCCGAGCACTTCATCGCGCTCACCGGACTGACGAACGACGAGAGCGACCGCGAGGCGCTCCTCGCTAGGGCCAAGCACGCTGCGGCGAGCCCCGAAGTCATGGAGCCCCGCCGCAAGGACGGGCACCTGTTCGTGGCCACCATCATCGGCATCGGCTGGGACAGCAGCGTCAAGTTCCTGAACCTGACGGACGGCATCGAGGTCGATCTCGATGCAGTCCCCGTAGTCTAAATAGACACCTACCTACAGATAGGAGATACTACTCCCATGAAGCGAATCGTGCTGTACCTAGACCTCGTTGCGCCCGAGCAGGACGAAGCTCTGCTGCGCGACCCCGAGTCGGGCCGCATCGTGCTCGACGCCGTGAACGACTACCTGCCCGAGCCGTTCTCACTGATCGACGCCGGTGGCGATGATCTGCTCGCGCTGCACATGATGCTCTACCCCGAGCGCTACCCGCGCTCGGCTCAGCCCGATCACGTCTACTGGGACAACTTCGATTCCGAGGCCGACGCAGACTACGGCGAGATCGAAGAAAACGCCTCCGTCGAGGACATCGCTGCGGCCGTCGAGGCGGCTACCGCCAAAGCCGAGGCCGAGTGGCGCGAGTCTCCCTTCGAGTGGAACAGCGGCACGATCGAGTGGGTCGGCACCTATCTCGAACAGCGACTCGCTGGCACGAGCCACCCCGGCTACAAGTCCTAAATAGACACACCCCTACAGAGAGGTACACTATGACCATGAAGCTCAACAACGGCACCACCCAATTCAACATCGACGAGAGCATCGCAGGCCACCTGCTCTGGGAGGCCATGCGCGACTTCCGCGAGGCTTACGCTGCGCTGACGCAGGCCGCCCACCAGGGCGTGACCGATCTCGAAGATGCCGACACGCCGGACGACAGTGCCATCCGCAAGTTCGCGGTCGCCGCTGCCGAAGCCTCCTCCAAGATCACCGAGGCGCTCCAGCGCGCTCGCCTGATGCACTACGGCGACGTGTACGACGAGCTGATCAACCGCGAGGATCTCGGCCCCGAGGTCGACGGCCATCGCAAGACGGTCTACACCAAGCTCAGCATGGCCGACAAGAGCGTCACCCACATCCGCGAGATCAACACCGGCATGAGCCTGCTCGCCGGTCTCAACGTCTGGGACGACGACAAGGGCAAGCGCCGTCAGCCGATCGTCGCGATCAACACCGAGGGTCTGCGGCGTGAGTTCACCTACGGCGACGACGGCGGCATGCCGATCATCGACGTGGACATCAACGACGCCGACATCTTCGATGACGCTGGCGCTGGCGACAAGATCCGCTCGGACGCCGAGTCGATGAAGCACCGGCTGATGCAGGCCCACATGGCCGCGCAGGGCAAGGGCGACCAGGGCGCGTTCGACGTGTGGAACGAGGTCGCGGACATCATCGGAATCAAGCGCGAGGAGGAGTCGTAATGGACCGCGTAACCATCTACACGCTGGTAGTCACCGAGGGCGAGCGCACCCACGACGACACGGGTTCGCCCATGAAGTTCCACGCCGAGCTTGCCCACAACGGCATCATCCTGAGCCAAGGCTGGGGCGAGTTCGCTGTCGACGCTGCCAACGAGGCGATCGCCAACGGCGTCAGCGACGAGGAGGCTGTGGCGTAGTGAACTACACCGTCATCCTGCGGGACTACAGCGAGCACCGCTGGGGCTCAACTCGCGTGGTGGTCGAGAGCGGCGAGACCGCCTACGACGCGGCGCAGTACGCCGAGATCACCATCGCGACCGAGACCTTCGGCAAGCTCTGGCCCGGCGTCGATCCCATCGACGGCAATCACGACGACGACTGGATGTCCTGCATGGATTCCGTGGGCGTCGTGGCCGTCATCGAGGGCACGCCCAAGACGTACTACGAGGACGCGATCACCGAGAACGATCTGTCCGAGTGGATCGTCAACGCCTAAATAGACACGGTTCTACAGAGAGGTAAACTACATCCCATGAGCTACTCCATCATCACCTACAAGAGCAAGAACGTCGGCAACGGCCCGATGCGCGAGGTCAAGCGCGAGCGCGTCGCCACCATCGAGGAGGCCCGCGACGAGGCCACCGCCATCGTTCAGGACGCGATGGACTCGTTCAGCGAGGACCGCGACGTGCTCCGTCGCTACGGCTTCCTCGCCTGCGAGGAGGCGGCGCTCGACGCGTCCGAGGACGGGGCCATGATCCTCCTCCCGAACGCCTACGTAATCCACATCTCGGTCGCCGACTGATGTGCTTCTGCAAGCACGGCCACGACGACGGGCTCTGGGAGGGCGGTCCCTGCGCGAACGAGGAGACCGCCAAGCTCTTCGGCAAGCTCTGCGCTGAACGAGGCATCGAGCCCGACTCCGACACGCCCGAGGCCGACGCCGCCTACGAGGAGGCGTCCGAGCGGGTCGAGGCCCGCAAGGTGCGCCAGGACAGCATCCGCTTCGAGTAATAGACACGAACCTACAGAGAGGTAAACTTCCCATCATGAACAAGACGATCAACATCGCACCGGCGCCGCACGTCATTCAGACGGCGCTCAAGGACGCGGGCATCCCGCTCCAGTACAACGACGACCACACGGTCACCATCGACAGCCACGGCACCGGCTGGGACTCCAACGGCCACATCTCGATGTCCGAGGACTCGGCTCTGGTCCCGATCATCCAGGGCGCCGTCACGCTCGCGATGGAGCGCTACTTCGAGCGCACGATGGTGCTCCCGAGCAACATCCGCGCGATCAACGAGGTCGCCGACGAGCTGGTCAACCTGCGCCACGCGGGTCGCTCGGAGGACTCCGAGTGGATCGACGAGATGATCGAGCGCCTCCACAGCGTCGCGATCAACCTGGAGCCCCGATGACCTACAACCTGGAGCCCGGCGCCATCCGGGACGTGCTCGACCTGCTGCGCGGCCGGATCGAGCGCAACGTCAACCTAATCGACGAGCTGAACGCCGCGAACCACAACGCGATCGTGGACGGCGACGTGCTGCACGCGATGTCGCTGCACCAGCAGGCTTCCCGCTTGCAGGGCGAGGTCGACGCCTACGGCTACGCCGTAGCCGCCATCGAGACGCGCACGCGCGTCGGCATGGAAAAGGTGGACCAGCGATGAGCCAGCTCTCACAGAACGAGATCGACCGCCTGTTCCGTGCGTCGGCTCTGCGCTCATACGCCCGGCGCGAGGCCACCTACCAGGCCGAGCGCGACCGCATCCTGGGCAGCACACACCGCTGGGCTGTCCTGGCTTGCGGCACGGCCGCAGCGATGGTCATCCTGGCCTTCCTGCTCCTGCTCACCGTGGTGACCCGCTGATGCCCGAGTACAGCGAGTGCCGGGCCGACGAAGTGAACATCGATGACCTCATCGATCTGGAGAACGACGAGTTCGCCGACCCCGAGGACCGGCGGCACATCTTCCCCTACGAGCACGCCCGCGTGATCGGCTTCGAGCGCGAGACGGAGGACTGCATCCGCATCGACTTCGACAACACGTCGATCGGCTTCCCCGTCGCACACATGCTCCGTCGATTCGACGGCTAACACCTACAAACGAATAATAGACACGGTTGACCAGTACGGTATACTGTGTCTACAGTTCACCCAGAACGAAAGGATCCCATGCACTACTCAATCGAACGGCGTCATCTGGAGAGCGGTCTCTGCGAGGACGTTTGCTACGTGCCCGGCCACACGCTCGGCAACGGCTGGACGCGCCACATCGTCGAGCTGGCCGAGGGCGACACGGCCGACAACCCGTGCTCGACCAAGGGGCCGATCTACGGCCCGGCGTTCGTCACCTACGACTGCCACCGCTCCGGCATCACGGTCCACGTCGACAACAACGCGGGCGAGTTCTACGACGCGCTCTACGAGACTCGCAAGCAGCGCGAACAGATGATGGCCGATCGTGCCTAACGAGCTTGCGCAGCAGTTCATCGACGCCGCGCCGACACCGTTCGTGGCCGCCTGCGAGTTCATGAGTTCGCTCATGGCAGGCGATCCGGCGACGTTCAAGGTCGGCTACTCGGCTGACAACGCCTACCTGGCGACGCGCGAGTGCTTCGACGACGCGCTCGACAACGACCAGTGGCGCGCAATCGCCGAGCTTCACCACGTTTCGCATCGGACAAGGGAGATGGCATGAGCGGTTGGCCGACCATTCACATCACAGCAAGCCAGATGGTCGCGCTCGGCAGACTCGTAGGGGGCACCTTTGATCACGGCGGCTCAACCGCTCAACTGGTCGAGCCCGAGCACGAGCTTGGCGGCGCATTCATGGGCCGCTGGGAAGTTCAACTCGCACCTGACGGCGACCTGCGTCTGCGCGACGTGGAGCGCGACTTCTACATCACTCCGGGAGGGAGCATCCGATGAGCAACACGTACGAGAGCATCAGCGCCGAGGACTTCGACGCGCTCGCTCGGGAGATGGGCGTCATCACCCGGCGAGGCATGCGCAAACTCACTGACGCGGGCCGCGCTGCGGTGGCGCACGTCCTGCGCGATCTCGACGACGAGGAGCGCTACAGCATCGTCCTCATGAGCAGCAACGGCCGCTGGGACTGGCACATGGTCGACGGCACGACCCGCGTGTGGCACTTCACCGAGGACGGCGAGGTGTCATGGAACATGCTGCCCGATCGCGTCGAGAACAGCGTGCTGCACAACGCCTACGATCTCGGCTTCAAGGAAGGGCCGCACCTGTGAGCAAGCGCAGTGGAAACCCCGCCAAGGCGGCGTGGGATCCGATCCAGGTCGGCCCTGCTCGGCGCGAGGGCGCGTTCGGCATGTCCGGCGCGTTCTACGAGACCGAGGGGCGCAAGCACCACTACAGCTACAGGGACCCACAGCGCGCAACCGCGTGCCTGGCGTTCTTCAACCGGCTCTACAACGGATTCGCTCTCGTCTTCGAGGACGAGTCCATGCACCTCAGCTTCAAGCGCAACGACCGCGCTGCCGTCCGTGACTGGCGCCATTTCCAGGCGATCAAGAACGAGGTGGCCGGTCCCGATCGCGAGGCGATCGAGATCTATCCGCCCGAGTGGAACCTGATGGACTCGGCAAACGAGTACCACCTCTTCGTCCTGCCGCCCGGCATGGGCTCTCCGATGGGCCTTGAGGGCACCGGCGGGGTGGGAGAGGCTGCGAACAACCACGACCACGCTTCGTACCGCCAGGGCGGCGCGAGCGGCTATCAACAGCGCGACTGGGAGCCCGGCATTCCGACCGGGCTCGGCAAGAAATAGACACCAACCTACAGAGAGGTAATATACATCCCATGAACACCAACTACGACACACTCGACGACCTACAGGGCGAGGCCCAGGCCCACATCGACAGCCTGCGCAGCCTGCACGAGCGCATCCAGGCGCTCCAGAACGACGACTCCGACGAGGCGAACGAGCAGCTCATCGAGAACCTCGAAGTCGCCATCGGCGACGTGGAAACCGCGCTCATGGACATCGTGCCGTGAGCTTCTGGGTCGTAGGCATCACCGAGACCTGCGAGCGACTCGCCATCTGCGGAACGCAAAAGCGGGCCGAGCGGTTCTGCGGCGAGCTGCCCAACGTCGAACAGGGCATCTACTACATCGATGGCCCCTGCCACGACACAATCGTGCTGGCAGGAGTGCCCGTCGATGAGATGCCCGAAGAGGACGACTTCGCCGACCAGGAGGACGATACATGGAGGCACCGATGACCGTCACGATCGACGACAAGCTCCGCGCAAGGGTCCTCGAGATCTGCGAGGAGCAGTACCTCAGCGAGCCCGACTCGGAGTCCGGCTGGGACGATGATCAGGAGCCCGAGCGCTACCTGATGTTCGAGCGCGGCCACTACGGACAGACGTGGCTCACGTGGCACTCGTCGCGCTCGATGGCGGCGCACTACTCGCTCCATCAGGAGTACGCCGAGGACTGGCAGGCCATCTGCCTGCTCGACACCGAGACCGACGCCGTGCTCATCCCGCAAGACATCATCTGGGGGTAGACATGACCAAGACGTTCAACGAGCGCAAGCGCGGCGAGGAGCTGCTCAGCAACACGCCCATGAAGCGTGAGGGCTGGAACGAGCAGCGCGAGCGCGAGGAGGCCCATCGGGCGCTGCCCCAGGAGGAGCAGCCCTACATGGTGATCTTCATGGGTATGCTCGACTACGCCGTCCTCTGGATCGGCGAGCCGGGTGGGTCCGAGGAGGACGCCAAGGCCGAGATGCAGCGGTGGGCGAGCGAGATGGAGCGCGAGAACTTCTGGCTCCTGCCCTTCACGCAGAACCCGCATCCGGGCGACCTCCAGGTTCGCCAGCAGTGGAGCCTGGACTCGCTCGTGGCCGCTATCCAGCGGTCGTACCCACAGCCCCACAACTTCTAAGTAGACATCCGGGCCACATCTGCTACAGTGTGGCCTTCAACCAACACAAGGAGGTACAAGATGGCACGTACGTACAAGATGAGGAAGTTCAACAACGGGCAAACGAAGGACGGTCAGCCGTTCGTCAACTACAGCCTGACGCTTCCGACGCCGCTGGCCCAGAAGCTCGAGGAGCAGTTCGGCACCGAGATCAGCTTCGAGATCGATCTCACCGGCGAGGGCATCCTCTACCGGCCGGTCGAGGTCGAGGCCGAGGTCCCGGCCGAGCTGCCGTTCACGCCGCAGAAGCGCTCTGCCGCGCCGAAGACCAACGGTGCATCGGCCGAGAAGCCCGCTGCCAAGCCCCGTGGTCGCAAGGCCGCCGAGCCCAAGGCGGCCGACAAGCCGAAGGTCGCTCCCAAGGCGGCCACGGGCAAGGCCAAGCCTGCCGCGAAGCCCGCCGCGCCGAAGGCGCCCGCTGCCAAGGCGGCGGCTCCGAAGGCTCCGGCCGCTCCGAAGGCGTCGACCGGCCGGGCCAAGCCCGCTGCCCCGAAGGCACCGGCGGCTCCCAAGGCCGCCAAGCCCGCCGCTCCCCGCGCGCCCAAGCCGCGCGCCAAGGCGACCGCGTAGCATCAAGCTCGATCGGGCCAGTCAGCGGCATGGTGCCGGGGGAGATCCCCGGACAGAAGCGGCTCGCGAGAGCCCGTTGACTGTGAAACACCGCAGACATCTGTAGGCCCGTCGTACAGAGAGGGCCGCCTTCGGGTGGCCCTCTCGCATGTTCGAGGTCGAACGTGCGCTCAAGCTCGAGCCCTCTAGGGCCGATGCATTCCATGCAACCCAACGGAAGGAAAGCCACAACCATGAGGAAGATCACCGCCGTACTGGCGGGCGCCATCGCGTCGCTCGCGTTTGCAGGGTCGGCTCACGCCGCGACGGTCCCCGTCAACTCGCTCACCGGCGCGTTCTCGGGCAGCAACTCGACGGTCCACAGCACGCCCGAGGGCGTCCACTTCGGCACCTATGCCGATGGCGGTGCGCTCGGCGGCTCCGTCACCTACTCGGGCATGAACGGTAAGACGCTCGCCGACGTGACCGATTTCAGCTACACGTTCACGTACCGCGAGGCGGGCGTGACCACGGGTGCGGCTCCGTACGCCCGCATCTTCCTGGACGCCGATGGCGATGGCGCCGTCGACAACGACGTGATCCTGGATCCGTCCTTCTGCGCGACGGTCCGCCCGGCGATCAGCACGGACCTCACCTACCAGATGGTCGGCAACTCGGTCCGCTACAGCGACGACGGCTGCGACGGCGTGGCCCCGGACCAGCAGGACTGGGCCGATGTCGTGGCTGCTCACGGCGACGAGGCCATCGTCGGCCTGCTCGTCTCGCAGGGCAACTCGACCGGCACGGACGTGTCGGCGCTGCTCCGCAACATCACGGTGAACGGCACGACGTTCGCGTTCAACGTGCCGCCCGCTCAGGGTCCGCAGGGTCCTGCTGGCAACAACGGCACGAACGGCGTCAACGGCACGAACGGTGCTCAGGGCGCTGCCGGTCTCCCCGGCGCTGCTGGCGAGACCCGCATCATCCGCGAGCAGGTCATCGTGACGGTCCCGCAGCCGCAGACCTGCACCAGCGGCGTCCGCGTCCTGCACGCCTCGAGCCGCAAGGGCGCGAAGTTCCTGTCGGCCAAGGCCACGCTGCGCGGCAAGGCGCTGTCCGTCAAGGGCCGCACCATCACGGTGAAGCTCGCCGGTCAGACCGAGGGCAACTTCAACGTGCGCATCACGTCGAAGTACCGCTCGAACAAGACCCACAAGGTCTTCACCCGGTCCGAGACGCGCAACCTGAGCGTTGCCTGCTCGTAGGTAGGGGCATGTAGTACCCCCGGCGCCGGGAGGGCCGTCGGGTAAATAGAGGGAACGGCGAGGGCCAGCTATCATAGCTGGCCCTCAGTCGTTTCTACTACAAACTTCTACCGAGAGGCAAACATGAGCAGCAAGCACCACAAGTGGGTGGAGTTCGAGGGCGACATGTGGACGCTCCGAGCTGTGCTCTGCGAGAGGCTGCGTTACGACGACGAAGGCGAGCGGATGGACATCTGGATGTGGTTCGCTTCGCTGGGTCAGGACGAGTGGTTCGCCCACGCCGTCTCAAGCGATGTCGGCCCGAAGGCGCGCGAGACCATCTTCGCCAGCATCGACGGCGAGGAGATGGACGTGATGCTGGCCTACGCAGGCGAGCCCTGGGAGACCATCATCGAGGAGCCGGTCGGCGTCGGCAACATGCACCGCGCCGTCGTCAACGCAATCAACCCCGGCCTGATGTCCGACCTCAAGCGGATGTCGCGGTCGGAGATCGTGTCCCTTAGATCCATCGAGGAGGGTGGACTCAGCTTCATGTAGCTGATAAAATCGCATCATGGCAAACAATAAAGGTTACCAACCGTACAAGCCGCACGGCAAGAACGCAGCCTGGCTGCGTGCCGCCGAGCACATCATCTACCAGTACAAGGACAACTGGCCGCTGACCGCGCGCCAGATCTTCTACCGCATGGTCGCGTCGGTCAACTACCCGAAGACCGAGACGGCGTATAAGGCGCTCGCTGCGATGCTGGCCAAGGCCCGGCGCGCATCGCTGGTCCAGAACGGCACCGAGGTCCACATCCCGTTCAACGCCATCCGCGACGACACCATGCGGATCGTCGAGGTCACGAGCTTCGACGGCACCAAGGACTTCATGCAGTCTGTAGTCCAGTGGAGCAAGGGCTTCATGCTCGACCGGCAGATCGGTCAGGAGCAGGTCATCGAGGCGTGGTGCGAGGCCGGAGGCATGGTGCCGATCCTGGCCGACCTGGCGTTCCCCTTCGGGATCCGGGTCAACTCCAACGGTGGCTACGACTCCGTGACCTCGAAGCACAAGCTCGCCGATCGCGTCGTCAAGCGGGCTCGCGAGCAGAGGCGGCCGACGATCGTCCTGCACGTGGGCGACTTCGACCCCTCGGGCGAGAACATGTGCAACGTGTTGCACGAGGACGTTCTGACGATGGTCTGCCAGCGCCTCTGCTCCGGCAAGGAGAAGATGAGCTGGTCGGAGGCGAGCGAGATGTTCTCCGTCGAGCGCGTGGCTCTCACGGCCCGCCAGGTCATCGAGTACAACGTCATCACGGCGCCGCCCAAGCCGAGCGACTCGCGCATGGAGGGCTTCCTCGAGCAGAACTGGGAGCTGGTCGACGAACTCGGCACGGAGGACATCTCGGCACAGCTCGAGGCCCTCACACCGCCGCAGCTCGAGGCCCTGCTGACGGACACCATCGAGGGCCATCTCGATCGCGACATGTACGACGAGACCCTGCGGCGCGAGGCCAAGCTGCGCGACGAACTCGTGAAGCGCATGGAGGCCGAAGTCGAGCGCGCGCAGTAATCGACACATGACAACTGTTGGTATACACTGGAGGTACCAGAACGAAGGAGGGACCTAAATGGCCCCAGCTCGACATCCGGGTCGCAGAAGGCCCACACCTCAGCGCAACATCAGCGCCGCCGAACGAGAGATCAGAGCAGCACAGCAGAAGAGGCTCGAAGCCGAAGCGGCGCTCGAGGCGAAGGTGTCCGAGCTGGCTCATCTGATCGACCACCACATGAAGGATGGCGTGGGCACGACCGAGATCGGAACGTGGCTCGTCAGCCCTCGCAAGCCCAAGGGCGTGACCAGGCAGCAGGTGTATAAGCTCGTCGCCGAGCGCGTGGACCACAAGGACATGCGCTCGCCGAAGCCTGCTGACTCGAACGGCCGCCCTAGGCCCAGGCCCCAGAGGAACCCAGAATGACAGGAGTGTCTACACATGATCGAATTCGTCTACGACGACGGCGGCCGTAAAGCTGCCGGATTCAAGGGCGACACCGGCGACTGCGTAACGCGCTCGATCGCCATCGCCACCGGCCTTGAGTACCGCACGGTCTACGACGCGCTGCACTACGCCGCGCTCAACAACCGTGCCTACATGGCGAGCATGGAGCTGCGCTACGGGAAGAACGCCCGCAAGTACGCGAGCCCGCGCAACGGCATGAGCAAGAAGATCTACGATCCCTTCCTGGCCGACCTCGGCTGGCAGTGGAAGCCGATGATGGAGTTCGGCAAGGGCTGCCAAGTCCATCTTCGCGAGGACGAGCTGCCGAGCGGTCGCCTGATCGTAGCCGTGTCGAAGCACATCACGTGCGTCATCGACGGCGTGATCCATGACCTGTACGACCCATCACGAAACGGAACGAGGTGTGTGTATGGCATCTATGCGAAGCCGTAAAGATCGAATGATCGATGTCGAGCGCCGGTCGATGGTCCCAGAAGGCGGCCAGGACTCGTTCGAGGTCGTGGACTACGCCGAGTTCAAGCCCGGCATGTCGGTCTTGACCTACAAGTACACCAGCGCAGGCATTTCGGGCATGCGCCCTGCGACGACGACACGCTGGTGCGCCTGGGTCAACGACCACGCTCTCGCGAGCGGCGTGCTGCACACGGACTTCGGCAAGGCCGCGTGATCACGGTCATCTACTGTCAGAGGTGCCCGGAGTGTGGCGACTGGTGGATGACGACGATCCCTCCGTTCGGCTCGAAGTGGACCTCACTCTGCTGGGGCTGCCTCGCCTGGCACATCTAGGAAAGGACTACAATGGCATACAGAACACCAGAAGACCTGTTCGACGAGTTCTCTGCGGACTGGGAGGCGGCCCTGTGCCCGTCCCTCTGTGAGTTCATCGAGCAGTGCCACCCGGAGCGCCGTGACGATCTGATCGGCACGATCGACATCTACCTCGAGCACGCGCCGACGCCGCCGTACTCGCCGGTCCAGCAGCGCCGTATCGGCGAGAAGATCAAGGGGCGCATGGGCTCGAGGCTCGATGCAGCCTTCAACGAGGGCTGGAAGGAGTTCAACGAGGGACCGGACGGCTACGCACAGCAACCTGCTCTCGAGAAGCTCAGGCGCCGCGCACGGTTCCGCTGGGGAGTGCTGCGGATGCGCATCTTCTACGGCGGCATCATCGGCCGCATGAGGACGAAGCCGTGGGACTGAACGAGTGGCTCACCGAGTTCAACAGACAGGTGTTCATCGAGGGAGATGTAGTCCGCGTGCGCCTGCTCCGAACCAACTTCGAGCTTCGGTTCGAGATGCCGAACCGCGTGACCATTGACGGCATCAAAGAGCGCGAAGGCGCGGCCTACTCCGTCCCGATCCGCATGCGGCTCATCAACCGCAACAGCGAGAAGGATGTTCGCGGCTTCGATGGGCGCTACATCAACCCCTACTGGCTGCGGCGATTCGTCTTCGACCTCGCCAACGCCGTCGCGTGGATGGAACGCGAATGGGACTTGATGTCGGAGGAGTACGTCCAGAAGGTCGAGAACCAAGAAATATAGACACGGACTACAGACTGTTGTAGTCTTCAATAACTCAACCAAGGGAGCCGACAATGTTCGGATTCATGATCGCGATGGCAGTGCTCTTCGAGACGCTGACCGTCCTGGGAGTCCTAAAGTGATCTCAACGAAGCAGCAGGAACTCGTCGACCTGGCAGTAGCCGTCGTCCAGGAGAACGCCGCTCTGGCAATCTCCGACCCGGACGACCGCTGGGGCCGCGAGTACATGGAGGCGTACGCAGTCACGTCCGTGCTGCGCGACCGGGGGCTCATCGATCACCCGGATCTGAGCAGCCGCGACTCGCACATCCGCGACCGAGGACGCAAGTCGCTCGAGGGCAGGGTCAAGCGCGCGCTCGACGCCGAGTGCTCGAAGCCGGACACGCGCCTCGTGCGGTGCTCATCGCTCGACACGCCGACCGGCGGCTACCCGCGCCTGAATGGCACGCGCCGGGGCCTCCACGGGCAGGCGGTGGGCTACACGACGCCCGAGTGCTTCGCCCTGGCCACGCGCGCCGTCGAGGCGGCGCAGAACCAGGCCGCGCGAGAGGCGGCCAAGATGGACGCGCTCCTCGAGCGCGCGAAGCGAGCAGGCATGCCGGAGCCGTTGAAGGCGTGGACGGATGGCGTCACGTTCGACCGCGACGCCTTCGAGACCATCATCAACAAGCTGGAGGTGTAGACACATGGAGACGTTTGACCTGGGCGACCTCGTGGACGAGATCTGCGATGTGCTCGACAACGCGGGCGCCGCCGAGCCGGTCAACTGGCCGACCATCTCGAACGCCGTCCTGACCGAGCTTCACGCTCGCGAGGAGCTGATCGGCTAGTGCCCGAAACCGAGACCAAGCTGACCAAGGAGCAGGTCGACGAGCTGATCGAGCGCACGCTCCATATCGCTCGCGGCTCGATGCGCCGGTGGATCGGCGACCGCACGACACGTCAGTACGACGCGGCCGATGGGGTGGCAGAGGGTGTCGCTCGCGGCATCCGCCACGCGACGCTCGAGATGGGCCTGCGCGACAAGACCGAGGAGGACATCTGATGAGCAACTTGCAGGCACACATCATCAACGACGAGACCGGCGAGGAGGCCACGCTCGAGGAGCAGCTCGATGCTGCGCGCGAGCTGTGGGCCGAGGTCCAGCGCCTCACGATGGAGGCGTGGAAAATCACGCCGCAGTTCGTCCTCAGCCACGACCGCATGACGGTCCGGCGCCAGATGAAAAACGTCAATCTGGTCCAGGAGGGATCGAGCAAGCTCGCCGCCACGTGCAGCGAGGCCCTTGGCTCACTCCGGCGCAACCGCAAGGCGCGCGAGGAGGGCTTGCAGTGGGCCTTCGAGACCGACCAGGAGGCCGCCGAGATGGGCGCCAGGAGGGTCGCGTGAAGGTCAGAGTCGTAGCTACAGACAGCAACGGCATCGAGCACCGCATCGGCGTCTTCAACCACGGCGTCGTCGTCGAGCACGACGCGATCATCGACACGGCGTCCAACGATGCCGTGCTGGTCCGCTGGCACCCGTCCGGCGTGTGGGTGTCGAAGGCGCAGGCTGACGAGGAGTACGGCTTCGAGCCTGGCCTGCGGACGATCCCATCGCCCGCGTTCAGGCGGGTGTTCATCCAGGGCGTGCCAGAGGGCTGATCTGGAAAGCAGAGAGGGCCAGGGGGCTCGACTCCCCTGACCCTCTCACCCAGAACGAAAGGTCTGTCTCAACCGATCGAGCGCAAAGCGTACCATACGCAGGCAAGATCCAGGACGAAAGGAATCAACACCTACATGGCTGACGAACTCACCGATCGCGAGAAGCTCCAGAAGATCCTGGAGGCCCTCAACATGCCGGAGTCGCAGTACGCCATCCAAGGCGACGCTGCGCGTGTCATCGCGGGGACACAGAGCGAAACCGACCACATGATGCTGGCCGTGTCTACAGCTCTGTGGTTCATGTTCTACGAGTCGACCGAGGGCGGCCTGATCTGGGGCCTCTGGGTCCCCGAGCCCAACGACCCCGAGGAACTCTGCGACGCGCCCATCATCTACGTGAGCCTGCTCGACATCGAGATCCGCTGCACGTTCGGGGCGGGCACGCCGGACCACACCTGCGCCACAGAGATCGCCAAGGCCAAGATTGTCGACGGCTGGCCGATCGCCTTCGGCGACGCCATCGCGATCGGCGTCTGAGGGAGGGCATAGAAAAGGCCCGCCGTAGCGGGCCGTTTCTGGGGAGAAGCGGGGCGGCGGGGGTGACCGCCCCGCCCTCCTCCTCAGTAGCGCTTGTCGGCGCTGGGACCGATGCCGAGCGTGGGGTTCCGCTTGCCCTGGAGCGAGAGGACACGCGGGTTGGTGACCCGGACGCTCGAGCCCCTGATGAGGTCCACGTCGCGGGTCGCTCGCGGTCGCGGGACGATGCGGCCGTCCGGCAGCTCCGTTCCGGCCCTGACACCACGGCCGGTCGGTCGGTACGTCGACATGCTCCCGCCATCCGACAGGAACGTGCTGATCTTGCCTCGCGTCGCCATATCGCCTCCTGTGTTGGGTCCGATCGGTAAAGCGCGCCCTTGGATCTTACCCAATCCGGGCGCCTACGCAACCTAGGCGTCCACGATGTCCTCGAGCTGGTGGACCAGCAACATGAAGCCCCCACCGCGCACGAGCTGGAAGGCTAGCCCGGCCTGCACATCCTCACGCCACCGCTCGGTGCTGACGTTGTACCTCTGATCAGCTACAAGCCGAAGAGAGATACGCCCGCCAGCCATCTCCACGATGGTGTGCATGTGTAGCTAGAAGTCGGACTCCCCGAGGTACTCGGCCTCGGGCTGAATCGGGAAACCGCCGCCGGAGTTGGCGGGGAAGATGCCGTTGACCGTCCTGCGGCTCGGGCGGAGCAGCGGGACTCCGGGCGTGCCGTCGACACCAGGACCGGGCTGCCCCGCACGAAGCGGCTTGCGGTCCCGGAAGCCAGGTGCAGACGGGTGTCCCGAGGCCAGCTCGTGCGCCGTCATCGCGGGGATGACGCCGTAGTCGATCTGAGTCCACGGGGACTTGAGCCCGGAGCCAGCCACCTAGAACACCTTCTTCGGGACGCTCGGGAGGAAGATGGTCTTCTTCTTCGACTTCGAGAACGTCGGCTGCTTGAGCGTGCCGTGCCCGTTGCCGAAGCCCGGCGCATTGCTTCTGCGGTTGCCGCTCACTGCGCACCTCCTGACGGGCCGTCGCCGGTGGCCGAGGAGTCACCCTCGCCGCCGTCCGGGCCGATATTCGATCCGTCGCCGCCACCCTCCGTGGGAGTGGTACCAGCAACGCCGGTCGAGGTCGTGTCGCCGGTCGTGGTGCCGGACGTGTCGACGCCCGTGACGGGCTCCTCCTCGTCGGGCTTGCGGCCGGGCGTCTCGCCCTCGTACTGCTTCTCTTCGTCCACGACGCTCCTTTCAGATCAGGGACACCCGGATCTTACCCGGATGTCGTCATCTCCACGAGGTCGGGCTGCGGGTCAACGTACTCGCCGGGGCGCGGGACGCGCATGAGGGTCACGCCGTCGATCTCCGTGTTGCCGTCGTCGTCCCGCACAACGAGCACCGGCGCGAGCCAGGGGGGCGGTTCGTCCAGGTCGTAGATCACGATCGCGCCGTCGATGATGGCCCATCCCTCAGACCAGTTGCCGACATCCTCGTGGTCCTTGGTGGCCATGATCTGCTGGAGCCTGCCGCTAGGAATCATTTAGATCTCCTGTGTGTAGTAGTTACTTCTTGCGACGACGCTTGTTGCGCTTCCGGGCGGCGGCCGACTTCTTGGCCATGCCCTTCTTGCCGTACTTCTTGATGCCTGCCGAGGCCGCGATCTTGGTCGCCGAGCTGTGGCTGTAGCCCTTGCGCTTGAGCTTGGACCGCATCTTCGAGAAGTTGCTCTGCTTCCGCTTCCGCTTGGCCATGACCGACCTCCTCTACTTCTTCTTCTTGCGCTTCCCCCAGCGAGCCCACGCGGCCTTCCTCGAGCCCGCTGCTGACTTCTTGTGGCTGATGCGCTTGTGGCCCTTCCGGGCAGCCCTGCTCTTCGGGGCGCCCTTCTTCCGATTAGCCATCTGATTCTCCTAGCCTGGTCAAGTCCTCGAACACGACCTGCTGAGCATGCTCCTCGGCTGCGCTCAGCTCGGTACCGTACTCGTCGAGCGCGTCGACTCGTGCATCGTTGTAGCGCTCGACCTCCTCAACAATGCCGAGCCCGAACTTGGACTCGATCTCGTTGCGGACGATGCGATTGGTCCTCACCATCAGTGCTCCTCGGGCGGACCCCACAGGGGCACGTTGTCTGCCACGCGTCCGATCTGGAAGGCAACCTCCAGGAGCGCATGAACAATCGCTACTCCCACAGCCACCTCTGCCGTGTCGTACGACTTCTGCTCAGCAGCCACCTTCGCAGCCTTGAGCGCCTTGCGCTTGTTCGGCGAAACCGTACGCGTCATTCGATTTCTCCTATCTCTACCTCTACACGGTGACCTTCCGCGCAGACCATGAATGTTGGACCAGGCACCCACTGGTCGCCGGTGAACTTCATCCAACGCGTTTCCACGCGCTGCACCGGCGTGCCGCACTGATGACACGGCGGCGAAGCCAGCTCGATCAGCTCGGCCCTGTTCATAGCCGCCCCTTGCGATTCATCGCTCGTCGCCTCCTACTCCGAGCCCTCACGCAGTAGCGCCGGGATCCTCGCCGTACGCCTCTTGATCTCTGCGCGGTCGGGCTCAATGAAGCGGCCTCCTTGTTCGGTTCGACCGGCGATCCAGTCACCGGCCCGCTGCACGATGAAGATCTCGCCGTCCACGTCGATCGCCATGACCGGCTCCTGCTCGCCCCGGCAGTGGCGCTGGATCTCACGAAGGTGGCCCTTCTCGACGCGGAAGCTCTGTGCCTGTGTGTGCTTACAGCTCACGAGCACTGAGGCATCGCCGAGATCCATCTTGGCGTGCCACTGGTTGCCACTGCCCCGCGTGGGCTTGACCCCGAGCACGGCGCCGAAGCGCCCCTCGAAGTCGTAGCCCTCTTCCTGTGCGGTCTTCTTCTTCACGCTACCTCTATCTGTTGCAAGCCTCGAGACCTCGCGCGGCCAACACGCGGTAGCCCTTCGAGGCGGGATGGATCCCGTCGAGCCGCTTGACGGAGCCCCACGGGATGAGATGCAGGCGCCGGTCGTGCGAGGCTCTCAGCTCGAGCACGCGGTTGAACTCCGGGCGCTTCGGGACACGGAGCCAGGCCACGCACGTGCGTCCCTGCATGACCTGGCGAACAACCGACCGAAAGTGGGCCACGGTGCGAGGATCATCGTTGGCCCCGAGGCTCACGATCAGCCGACCATCGGCATGAGCCAGTATCCGATGAAGACCGACGCCGCTTGACCGACCAACAGCAGCGTCAGTCTTGTGTGCAACATGTACCTGTTGGGAGATGCCAACAGCAAGACTATCTCCGGCGACTAGCAGCAAGGCTACGTCGCTCGATCTCCCTGCGAATGTACTCGCGGATGCAAAGGAGGCACCCGCACCCCCGATCGAATCCCCGACACGGAGCTTTGTCCATCAGCGCTCTCCTTGCTGGACTCGGCCGAGATCTGCTGCGACTCGCCTGTGCAGCAGCTCTCTAGCACTTGACGACAGTGCCCGCACTGGACGTGCCCGGCGACCTTGACGGGGTGCTGTAGCCAGCCGCAGTGAGGACATACCTCGGCAGGGATTCCCGCGTACTCCTTGGTCCTAACGCCCGCCCACGAACCCCTCATTTCTTCGCCACCGCTGCGTGGGCATCGGCTGCGGCGAAGATGGCCGCCATAGCTCGAGCGCGCTGATTGCTCGAGCGAGCCAGGAACGTCCCCTGAGCTGTCGTGATCTCGACAGCCGCAATCATGCCGGGAACAGCTACAGGGAGGTTCTTGCCCTGCTTGGCGGTAGCAAAGAACGCGATGACTTCTCGAGTCTCTGTAGACATAGCGCTAGAGAGTCGAGAGGAACTGCTGGAGCTGGTCGATCGCGTACCCTTGCGGAGTCTTTCCTGATGTACGTAGGTAATCAGGGTTGACGAAGGCGTATGCCTCGTCCACGTAGGTGTCCCACCATCGCCACGTGTAGCGCTGCCGCTGGCCCCAGGTGACCACCTGGCCGCCGTTCTTGTCGTAGGCGGGGGTCCACATAGCGTGGCCGCCCCACGAGCCGAACCTGTCGAGCCGGGCGTCGCCAGTCAGGTCCCAGACAGAACGACCGATCTGCTGAGCTGCGGCGTTCGGCAGGCCCGCTCCGATGTAGAGCCCGCCGAAGAGGTACGAAGCCAACCGCACCTCGTCGTGGTCCTTCGGGTCGACGGCAGCGAAGCCAAGGATTTTGTGGGCCTGGCCGTTCTTCTGACGGCCGACGCCGACCTTGCGGAAGTAGTTCGCGCCGTCGAGCAGGTAGATCCCGTTGTCGTTCTCGCCGGTCTCGGGGTTGTAGCCCGAGATCGCTGAGTAGGCACGCACGATGTCGTCATCGGTGAGCTGGATCTCGCGCTGCTGAGATGAGCGCTCGAGCCCCACGGTCTCGTGCCCGAAGCTCGCCACGCCACAGTCCCCAATATCGTTGTTCTTGAACACCGGGAACGTCGTCTGCGTGTGGGCGATGTCGTGGAGCCTTGGAACGGTCGGCAGCTTCGGAGGCAGGATCGCCTTCACTGCCAGGGTGCGCCGATCGTGAACGACGCCGAGCTTCTTGCCCAATTTGAGATTCGGAGCGTCATGATCTGTGTAGGTCATCGAGTGAACCGCCCGTGCCACTTGGTTGCCCTGGCGCGCAGCTCGCGGCTGTAGGCCACGGCCGCCGGTCCGGCGCCGTTATACCGGCGACAGCCGTCGACATAGCCGTGGTCGCGGATGAGAGCTGCGAGCGTCTGGAACGCCACACTCGCGTTGTGCTCGGTCTTCCAGCAGCCGCCACGCCGATCAGCGAGATCCTGAGTCTCCCACCACGTCAACTGGAAGACGCCGACGCCCTGCATCCTGCGGTTGCCCGACGCGCGGCGCCGAGCCTTGTAGATGAGGTACTTCGCCCGCGTGACCGTGCCCCAGCCCACGCAGATCGTCGGATCGTGCCCGAAGACGTTGTGGAAGGCCGACTCCTGCTCGGCAAGCGCGAAGGCGAGCGAGATGGGGAGCTTCCACCGGCGAGCTTGATCGATGATGACCCGAGCGATGCCCTCCCGGCACCCGTGCGCTCGGGCGATTGCGATGTATGTCTCGTCGACTGTAGTCATGTAGCTACTCCGGACGAAGGGGCGGGCTACCCGCGCTCTGGCCGATACTGCCTGCCGACTCGCCCTCGAGAACCGGCGGCACGTCGTCGTTGTCCGTGTCCTTGCCTAGCGCCTCGGTCGGCAGATCCACCGGCGACACGTCCTCCACGTCGTCGGGGTGCAGCTCGTCAACCTCGGGATCGGACACCCCGCCGGTCGCGGCTTCGGCGACGACGGCGTTGGACTTGATGTCGCTGACGTTGCGGCCGATGCGGATGGCGGCGTCGGCGCCGAGGATGCCCAGCGCCCAGATGCCCGTCGTCTGGAGAGCGTCCTGCTGCTCCGGCGACAGGCTGTAGACGCCAAACGCGTTGAGCAGAGCGGCGAGGATCGGAACTCCCGACACGATCTGTGCCGGGGTAATGTCGGGCCTGTTGCCCTTGAAGACTTGCAACATGTAGTTACCCCTCCTACTGGGTGAGCTGCTTGAAGTACGCGTACCGACGCTTACGCTGAGCCTTGCCCCAGCCACCGTCCTTGGCCGCCCTGTAGATGTTCTTGCGACGATCGATGAACCAGCGGAAGAGCTGGCCCCGGCGCTGCTTGTTGACGCCACGCGCCTTGAGGCTCTGGTACTCGCGGACCTTACTGCGCTCCTCGGCCGTGAGGAACCAGAGCGGATCCTTCTTCGGGGGCTTGTACCCGCCGACGTAGGTCCAGTGCCACGCCTCGCCGACACGTGCTCCTTCGGCGTGGCTCCACCCGTACGTGTGGGCGTGGCGCGAGAGCCAGTTGTAGACGCCCGGCCCGAGCACGAAATCGATCGCCTGACCTTTTCCGTGATTCGAGGTGCCCGGAACAGCGGCCCGGAAGCACATGCCCCGGCCGCACCACCAGTTGCGCCAGTAGCGCTGTCGCGCGATGGGCCTGTACCCGTCCGCGACCTTGAGCGTGACGCCATCCCTGGCTGCCGCCGCCCGCATGGCGACGAATGAATCGTGGACCGCTCCCTTGAGCAGATACTCGCCTGGCGACCCAGGGACCGACGCCAGCGCGCTCTGTGGGATTCGGCCATTCGCATAGGCCATGACTACGATCCTACCCTGATCTCGTTCAGATAGCGCACAAGAGGCTCAACAAATCCTCATCATCTTGCAGCGCCAAGCTCCACGTATACGCGGGCTCGCGACGAGACGGGGTGACGAACACGACTTCACGAACGGCGCTGGCGCTACCCGGAACGACGCGCTCGTACGCCTTGACGGCGTGAGCTGCCGAAGTGAACTCGGCACGGATGGGCTCGAGCCGTGGGCCTTCGACCTGCGCGCCGAAGCGGAACTCAACGCGCTCGCCGACGATCGGCCCGAAGAAGCCTGCCTGGCCGGTGCCGCTCGCTCCCTCTTCGACCGGCGGCGGTGCGACCGGCTCCTGGACGCTGTACGAGATCGTGCGCGTAACTCCGACAACGACATTCGAGGCGGCGATCCCGTAAGGCAGCTCGCGCGTGATCCCGACGATGACCGGCTCGACGTGGGCGCCGCCGTCGACCAGATACGGCAGGCGCCGGAAGAGGCCGACGTTGATCGGCCCCTCGGGGACCGGATCGCTCGTGACCTCGATGGCGAACCACGAGTGTCCCAAACCACCATCGCCAGGCTGAACAGATGGAGTAGCTCGACGCCCACCATAGGTCCCTGAGCCGTATGTGCCGGAGCCGTATGTGCCCATCAATACGGTCCGTGATCATTCATACACATGTAGTAGCCCAGCACCCCCAGGGCGATGATGATGAGCGCTGTGGGAACGTAATCCACTACGACGGGATGCGACCTTGCGGACCGAACAGGTGAGGGTTGAGCTGCTCGGGTGTCGGCGCCGACTGGTTCTCGGGCGGCAGCGCCGGGTTCTTGAGGAGCCGTGCGAAATCGTCCGGCGTGACAGCAACGGGCGGATACTCAACACCCTGCTGAAATCCCGAAACCGTCGCGTGCTCCTCGGCGACAGCCTTCTCCCAGTCAGCGGCCTTCTGCTTCTCGTCATCAGCCATCACGCGCTCCAGTTCCCGGCCGCATCCTGGACGAACACCTTCACAACCTTCGTGCCGTCGCCCGCGCTGGCGGCCTGGATGTCGCGGGCGTCGAGCACGACGGCCTGCGTCGCCGCAGCCGTCTTGGCGCCACCGGAGGTGCCGGTGGAGCCGTTCGTCGTGCCGATCACGGTACCGCTGCCGCGCGCCGAGCCCGAGTTGGCCACGACGGCGATCTCCCAGGCAGTAATTGCCTCGGAGCCGACCGTGAAGGTGAAGTTCACCGTGCGCTTGCCGGACAGAATCGAAACCTTGGTCGCGTCCGGGCCGGTGGTGATGTCGACGGTCGGGACCGTCGTGTCGACCGTGATCGACTGTGTGAGTGTGGAGGTCTCGTTCCACACATCGTCGCGGATGCGGGCCGAGACCGACTTGGATCCGTCGCCGGTCGTGAGGCGAACAGCCTGGTTAGCTGTAAACGGACCCGAACCTGTCCATGTAGGTGAGATCCATGAGGATGATCCCTGGGCGGTCTGGATCGACGCGTTGAAGGCCGGGTCTACGCCTGCGCCCCAGATGAGGATCTGGTACCCGGTGACCGGGTTGTCCGTCGTCGTGAGCGCTGCGGTGATGTCGCGCGACGTGGTGACCGTGGCGCCGCCGTTGAGCGCGAGCGCTGCACCGCCAGGAGCGGTCGTGTCCAGGATGACATTGAAGCTCGAGGCACCACCGGCGAGAGGGATGAACTCCTCCCAGATGCCCTGCCAATCGTCGGGCTCGAGGCGCCGTCCCTCTGCGCGTCTGAGCGCTCGGTTGCTCCGTCGCGACTCGACGAACTCCCGCGAAGGGAGTCGACGGTCGGCGCCCCGCAGGACCAGCTCTCGTGCCTCAACGACTGTCAGATCGCTCATATCGCTCCGATCATACCCAGGATTCAGGTGGACCAATTTCCCGCCGCGTCTTTCACGAAGACCTTGAACAGATTCGTACCCTCAGATGCCGCCGCCGCAACGATCTCATCATCGGTGAGGGCCATCGTGTACTGCGTGACTCCTCCGGACGATGCGGGCTTGTAGGCCGCAATCGAATCGGACCACAGGACTGACGACGCAAGAGTTCCTGTATGTTGATACGTACCGGCCGCCACGTTGATCTGCTCATCGACCGACAGACCCTTGCCTGCGGAAACAACCTCATCGATCTCTGTCCAGGCCCCGCCGGGGGAGTGGGACGGAGAGGAGGAGTTGTAGCCACAAGCCCCGATGAGCAAGTCCTGCGCCGTGGTTACGACGGAACCACTCGCGGGCGCCGTGGAAGTGCCCTTGCCCGTGTTGTCGGACTTGTCCAGCCACGTCGTAGCGTGTAGACCACTGTATTCATAGGCGGCCATATGGCGGTACGTGACGCTGGCGCTGACCGTCATCGTGATCGTCTGACCGGCGGTCAATGCGGTCGTACACTTCGCCGAAGCGATGGCCGAATAGGCTCCTGTGGCATTGCCATCGTCAGTCAGAGTGTCAACAGTGTAGGTATTGCCAGCCTGATCCGCGACCGAGACGGTCAGACCCAGGGCTCCGGAGAACCCCATCACGACAACGATGTGGTTGCCAACCGAGACGTTCGAGGGAAGCGTGATCGTGAGCGTCGCACCGCTTGTGCCGGATTGCGTCGGCGTTGCCTTCTGGACGCGAGTGATCGACCCTGCGATCGTCGCCTGCTCGACCAGCGTCCCCATCGTGCGCGTGTCGCTAGCAGAGGCGACCTTGCGCACCATGTACTCCACGAACGCCTCATCAGCCGTGACGGTGGCGTTCACGACATCCTTGCCTGCGACGCGAGAGATCTTCGCGGCCGAGATGTTGATGACGTTGATGGTTCCGGGCGGCGTCGTGTCCGCCCCGCCAGCAACAAACAGGTTCGATCGGCCCTGTCCTGAACGCCCCTGACCAGCACGTCTATTTGTAGGTGAAGCTCCAGTACCGTCGTATGTCCACCCGAGAGACGTGGCGTTGTCGAGCACCGGCGCGGAGTTGGCGGCGATCGAACCGACACCTCCCATAAGATCAACCGGGCTTGCTGCGGTGAACTCGATAAGAGATACAGGGGCGCCCGCAGCGTGATTCGCCAGGTCGCTCGTCTTGTTGTTCGCGCCACAGGCCATGCGGTTCGTCTGATCCATCGCGACGCCGGTCCAGGCTGCGAAAACACCTACACGGCCAGAGAGAAGATCCACCCACGAAGCACCGGGGTAACCACCGAAGATCAAGCCGCCGGTCGACGGCAGTGCAACATCGTTCTGACCATTTGTAGACGATGAGCCGTGAGTCCACGCCGACGTGTTCATGTTCTTGATGCTCCACTGGGGAGCGGCCAGCCCGGCGGCCTTGCTCAGTACAACGAGCAGCGGCACGTCGGTCAGCGTTCCGAGCCCGTGGGTGAAGTTGTGGTTCGCGCCGTTGTCCTGCTGGCTGAGGATCGTGCTGCTCTGCCACTCGAACCCAGCACGCACGGCGAACCCGACGCCTGGGTTGTCATTCAGGACCCAGCCGATGTCCCATCCATCCGTGCCGCCCGTCCACGAGCTGCGCGACATGAGGATGACTGCGGTGAAGGCGCCCGTTGGAAGGTTGCGAAGAGCTGTGCTTAGTGTTGAGAAGACAAGACGATCGTCGACCCCATCGAAGAGGAACGCCATCAGAACACCCGGCGATCGGACTCCACGCAGGGGGCGGGGCTCGACTCGTCGTGCGGGCAGTCGTGCTTGGCGATCCAGGAACCCGCTACGGGTCCATTTACTCCCTGTAGCTGATTCGACAGGTCGACATAGAACTGATCCCGAGAAGCCGAATCAAGGAAACGAAACTCGCACACGAGCGTGGGGGCCGGAGCGTCTCGTGGCGAGAGGCTATCTGCATCCTCAACGACGATCGGCCCCCACGTTCCCAATCCTGTCATGCGAGTCACGACGTAGCTGTGCGCGTTGTCGCGCCGAGAAGCATTCTGAAACGCCATCGCTGCGTTGACGGCGTAGACCATCAACGGATGATCTGGACAGTCTGCGCGGCAGGCCAGCTCACTGCCATGACGGTGCCCAGCCTGTCGAGCGTCAGGGATCGGTTACCGCTCGTTGTGGCGCCGGTCGCGGTGACCTTAGCCCGCGCCCCTACAAGATAGTCGTTTACCGCCAAGTCAGAGACTAGACAGTTGTAGACAACTCCAGATGGAAGGCCGCCGTTGCGGTACTGGAGCCACCAGTTCGCGAGCGTCGTGCCAGCCTGTGAGGTGAGAGCCATCAGTTGATATACATGTCGCCGAAGGAGCCCCTCTTCACAACGTTGCCGCTCGCCGTGGTGACCTCATTCGCAGCCTGTATCTGAATACTGCCAGTTGCGGAGGGGTTAGACAGGATCCCCTCGATGATCACCGGGAAGTTGATGCCGACCGGCACGATGTCGGCCACCACGGAATCGCCAGAGGAGGTGATGTAGCCCTCCCAGGGGGAGTTCGTCACCGTCATGGTGGCCTGTCCGGTACCTGCGGCCGGGTTCGGGTCAATCGTGCGAGGAATCGTGACCTTGGCTGAGACGTAGCCCGTGAGCGCCGGGCACGTCAGGCCCACGCGGATTCCGTTCGTGGCGCCCGCTGAGGACGTGCAGATGAGGATGACCTTGAAGGCGTAGTCGAGACCAGTGGTGCTGATCGGCAGCACCATGTCCGTGATGTTCGTGAGCGCCGTAACCGAGGAGAGAGTCTGATCGGCTGTCTTGCGGCATGTAGTACGAGCAGCAAGCCGAGCTGCCATGTCGACGAAGGTGCCGGAGGGGTTGTTCCCCATCTCCAGCTCGGCTGCCGCCATGAAGAGCGCCAGCTTGTTGTGCTCGAGAGCGTGTGTACCCTCTGCCGCATCAGAGCCATCCGTCGTGCCGTCGCTATGGCTCGTGTCGTTGCGCCAGTTCGACTTGGGCGCGGCGTCCTGCGTTGTCGGCCAGTTGATCGTCGCCATCAGGCAACGCTCACGGCCACAACGACGAAGTTGAAGTCGTAGCGGCCTTCGTGATCAGAGAACGTATACATGGACCGAGCCCAGAACATGAACCCGTCACCTGGATACAGTACATCGGGGAACTTGAGGACGGCACCTGGATCTCGCCATTCGCCCGGCTTGCCGTCGCTGTTGGCTGCGAGCTGCACCTTGCTGGCGCCGTCACCCGCAGTTGCAATCTCCAGCTCGCGCATCACCGTGGTGCCGTTGTTGAGCCCGAAGATGGGACGAGCTTCGCCGGTGGCGTACTCGCCCTCGATCATGGTCTCGCCGAGCCCCACCTCGCTGACGCTCTGCGTGTGAGCGGGGTCGGCGTAGAGCGCGAGGCTAGCTGGCATCAGTCGAACACCTCACGCACGCCGGTGATGAGCTTCGTGTCGGGGTCGCGCGTCGGGATGAGGTTGCGCGGCTTGGGCTCGGGGATGTTCACCGTGACCGGCGCGTCGACCTTGATCTCGATCTCGCGGAAGGCGTCGCGCATGGCGTCGGCGAACTCGACGCGCTCCTCTTCCTCGGGGTCGAACTCGACGGCCGAGAACGAGACCGTGTGGCCCTTCTCCTCGAACCACTTCTTGACCTCGGCCTCGTCATGGCCGCGTGACGCGACGACGCTGACGATCTGGTCGACTTCTGATGGCTGTAGGTTATTCATCGCCTTGCGCAAGAAGCCCTTGGGTGCGCTGACCCTGACTTTGCGACGGCCCTGCTTCATCGCGTCGTTCGTGCTGCGGAACTGCTGATCGAGCAAGTCGGCGATGTCAGCGATGCGCTGCTGCCGAACGAGCGCCAGGAAGCCCTGGATGTCGACCTGATCGACGTTCTTCGCGCGACCGGCGAGGAACTCCCTGATGTCGCCCTCCTGGGGATCGTCGAACTCGCGAGCAGCGTCCCGAGCTGCGGCGACCATCCGGGCGAACTCGTGCGGGTCGACGTTAGCCGGGGCCGGGGTGCGCTTCTTGGCGCCACCGCTGCCGAACTTACCTGAGCGCGTGTCGTGGCGCGGGTTGCCACTGCGGGCGTTGGCGTCGATCGTGCTCGAGCCCGAGCCCACAACGTCGGCCAGCTCGACCGGCATCCCGTGGCGGAAGACGAACATGGTCATGTCGTCACCAGCAGTTCACCTACACGCAGCATGTACTCGGTTCTCGTTTCCTCGGGCACGTCGCTCGAGAAGTACAGGACGTTGCCTTCGGAGTCGAAGGAGATGTCCTCGCCCTCGGGCAGAATGGAACGGTCCTCGTCGATCTGATAGGTCAGCTCGACCGGCAGGATCCGCCAGCCGAGCGTGCCGTTCGGGTGCTCGCGCTCCTGGAAGGCGTCGGCAACGTTGAAGACCTGCCCGTTGCGCGCCTTGCACAGCTCATCGCCGGTGCCGTCGAGCGCCTGAACCTGGGCGCCTGCGGTCTCTGCGGCGATGAGCGTGGCCGCGTTGTAGGCGTCGCGGATCTCGGTGCGGGCCAGCCGGTCGGCCTTCCAATCGGGGAACTCCTCGAAGTGCGACCGCACGTCGTCGGCGAGCGTCTTGGCATCCGTGACGCCCTCGCTGATCCTGTTCGCCAGGAAGTCGGTCAGCTCTTCGCGCGTCGTGAAGGACACGTTGGAGACGAACTCAGCGGCATGGGTCTTGATCCAATCGTCGAGCCGGGCATCCTCGGGCTCGGCCTTGACCTTCGAGCGCTTGGTCTCGACCTTGGCGGCACGGTCCATGACGCGCTTGTAGATGCCCGTAGTCCTGTCCAGGACTCGGCCGAGCTTGTCCGTGTTGGTCTCCCACGCCTTGACGATCCTGCGGGCAAGGCGCCGGATGTCCTCGCTCACGTCGGCCAGCTCGATCGTGTCCTGCTCGCTGAGGAACTCGGCGAAGGACTTGTACTCCTCGTCGTACATCGAGCGCCACTCCTGCCACAGCTCGCGGGCAGCGCGGCGCACCTGGGGATCCTCGTACTGAACCGCGCTGGGCAGCTTCTCGAGGAACGCCGTGGTCGAATCCGAGAGGTAGATGATCTCCCGTGGCTGTACGTAGGCATTGAAGCCGGTGGAGCTGGGCTGCACGCCGACCTGTCCGGCACCGGCAGAGGCGCCGGGCACGGGAGCGATGGCCTCGGGCGGGCCGAGAGCCGCCTGCTGCTCGGCCTGGATCTTCGCCTCGCGCGCCTGCTGGTCCTTGAAGGGCAGGATCGGGATCCCGGCGTCCTCGAGAACCTTCTGGAGATCGGTGAACTTCATCAGCTCGCGGGCGCCGAAGTCCTGCTGACCGATGAGCTGGATGATCGAGTTGCGGGCGTCGACATCCTGATCGGCGAAGCCCTGCATGACGATGTTGGCCGCGCCACCGTTCGTGAGGAACTCGGGGAAATTGGTGGCGAGGAACTGCGGGATCATCCAGCGGTTGATGCTCTCGACGAGCTGCGCGCCGAGCACGGCCTGCGACTCGGTGAAGCTCTCGCCCATCTCCTTCGCGACGTTACGGCTCGAGGTGCCGCCCTTGCCTTCGAGGAACGCCTGCTCGGGAATCCACAGGGAACGGAGCTTGGCTACATCCAGGTAGTCGAAGCTCTTGTCGAACGGGTTGAAGTCAATCGCGTCCTTGATCGTCTCGATGTCCCAGAGGCGAATGCCGGACGGCTTGCCATCCATCTCCCCCATGTAGACCTCGGACGGCAGGGAGATCGTCGACCCGGCCCGCATCCGCTCGCCCATGTCGAGCGCATACTCGCGCGCCGAAATGACCGTGCCGTCGCCGAGATCCACCTCGGTGTCCGGGTGGCGGACGACAAGCCCAGGATCCGACTTCTTCTCGAAGGCACGGTCGGCGATGGCCCAGCGGAACCAGTAGCTCCACCAGTAGCGGAAGGCGTAGCCCAGGCGCGGGTAGCCGAAGATGTTGCCGTCGTTCGACTCCTTCTCGTGCGTGGCCCACAGCGCGTGGTACACGTCGATCTTGAAGGTGGCCTGATCGCCCTGCTGCACGGCGCCGATTGCGGCCGGTGCGTTCTGCTGGTTGTAGAGGATGCCGTTGAAGTCGCCGCTGCCGGTGAAGATCGGCTCGATGACCTCGGGCGCGAGCGCCACGAACGGCTTCCACATGATCGGCTGCACGTTGCCCTGCGACCACAGCGGGCTCTCGGTCTGGTTGCCGCTGTCGTCGGTCGTGATAAACGTGCCGGACGGCTGCCGCGCCTCGTAGCGCTTGGCCATGCCGGAGAAGCCGAAGTCCAGGATCCGCATGAACTGGAAGACGTAGCTCGCGTAGATCCGGCGCAGAGCCCAGTCGACGTTCGCGGCCACCTCGGCGTTCGGGCCGTTGTTGTCCTTGGCGTCGATGAACCACTTCGCACGGGCGAACGGCGTGCGGATGAAGCTGAGGCCGAAGGCGAGCATCGGGTCGCGGCGCATGAGGCGCAGGCGCGAGAGCGGGATGCGCTCGACATCGAAGGGATCCCCGAGCTGGTCGCGGACTCGAGCCCAGTTGACATTGGCGCCCGCCTGCTGGCGAGTCGACGGCGCCTGCTCCTTGCCCGTGATTGACGCCTGGATCGCGGAGAGTTCCTCTGGGGTGACATCACCTACAGGAACGTTCCCTCGCCGACCGTTGTTGCGGGTCGGTCGCTGGCGCTTCACAGTCGGGACTGTAGGCATATCTAGTAGTTCCTCATGATCGGTTCACCCAGGGACTTGCGCCAGTCGGACATCTGATCTCCATCGCGGGACCCTATCGGACCCTGGCGATCTGTCCTGGTGACGGTCACGCGTACTCCGGGAGCCCGGCGACGGGGCGGTCCTGCGGCCGGACGGTTCTGGGAGCGGTTGAAGCGCCGTCGCATCTTCTTGATGTTCTCGACGGCGTAGCGGAAGTTGGACATGCAGTGGTTGAACTCGTCGATCTGCTTGAGCGTCTCTTCGTGCTTACGCCAGTCCTTGCGCTCCTTGAGCCACATCTCGCAGCGGGCATCGGTGCGAAGCAGATCGTCATCCATGTAGCTACGGATGGACTTGATGTGCTCGTCGAACTCGCGCGTGGAGTGCCACTCCGTCTTGAGCCCCTTCTCGCGCCAGTCCATGCGGGCGGCCTTGCCCTGGGGATCTGCGAAGCGGGCCGAGATGCGGAAGCCAGGCGAGAGCACCGCCCAGCGTGCCTCTCGAGCGATCACCATGTCGCCGAGCTTGTCGTTGCCGATCTCGGCCTTGTAGATCTCGTCGAAGCAGACGATCGTGCCCTCCTTGACGCGGACCTTGGGATGGGTCCCGTCGTGGAGCATCGTGTAACCGTCACACTCAACATCTACAGTCAGCAGTTGGTACCAGTTGACGGCGTGGGGGTTCGTGCCGCCCCAGTCGACCGACTGGAAGATCGGCCCGTTCTCGGCGTCGGGGATGAAGTTGCGAATGACGTGGTGAGCGTCGCGCCAGTCGTGCAGGTAGTGGAACCGCATCTCCGGCTTGAGGCAGAGCTGCTGGACCTCGAAGGTGTCGCGATCGTTCTCGCGGAACTGCTTCACGATCTCGACCGGCGGCTGCCACCCACGGCTGCGGAAGAAGTCGCCGTCGCAGACTGCATCGAGCGTGCGGGCGCTGCCGTCATCCCACTCACCCTTGCGCACCTCGTTACAGGTACACAGCTCGCAAGGATCGCGGCCAAGCTCCTTGAGCCGGGCCTTGCGGGCATCGGGATCTGCACGGCGGCAGTCGGGGCGCTCCTGAGCGGTCTCCTTGATGCACCACTTGAGGAGCTTGCGGGGCGGCTGATAGCCCTGGGTGATCGCCTCATCGATCTCGTCGATGAGTTCCTGCATGCGGCCCGAGGGACCCTTACGAGTGCTTGTAGCAATATCCTGCGGAACGATCTCGCGGCCATCCGTGGTCGTGCCCGCGACCGTCATATTGCGGGACTCCTTCCACGTGTCGCTCCGCATCAGCTCGACCTCATCGGCGTGGCTGACGTTCGGGTGTGGCCCGTTGACCTGCTCCGGCGTGGAGCCCAGCACCTCGATCTTCGACGTGTTGCGGAAGTTCGTCTCCGACTGGAGCGAGGAGACGATCTCAGGCTTGCGGTTGCCGTTCTTGTCGTAGATCCACTTCTTGAGGTGGCTGTAGGCACGCTTCGACTGGTTCTCGACGGCGCCGAAGGTGATCGACTCGATGCCCGGCTTGAAGCGGCTGTTGATCCAGTGGATGACGGCCACGAGGAAGGTCTTGCCGCCGCCTCGGTTGGCCATGAGGAGAACGGCGTCGACCCGCTCGAAATAGATGTCGGCGACGAACTGGAAGGGCGGGTCGTGCTCCTCACAGACGGCTGTGCGAGGGATGTCGAGCCCCAGCTCGTGCTTGATCCACTCGTGAAGCTCGTCGTCGTTCTGAGGACCGTATGTAGCTAGACGGCGCTCCAGCTCGAGTTCGTGCTCGTAGATCTCACGGAGATCCTCCTCATCAAGCTGCTCGAGATAGGTGGCCCACTCCTCGGGCGTGTGCGGGAGAGTGGCCGCCATCAGTCCTCTTCGATGACCTCTGCGTCGACAATCGTCTCCTGCTCGAGCTGCTGGCGCATAATGGCTGCGGCAGGCCCGTTGGAGAGCTTCTCGGCCAGGGCTGCGATGATCTGCTCGCGCGTGAGCTGCTCACCATCGGCCTTCTCTTCGGCCAAGGCCAGCTTCGCGTTCTCGCGCTCGACGGCGAGCCACAGCTCGGCGCCCTTGAGGCGCTGGCCCATCGGGCGCTCGGGGTCGACGGCATCCTTGAAGACCTGGACGATCGCCTTGCGGTTCTCCTCCTCCTGAGCTGCACCGGCAATGGCCTGGTTGGCGAGGCGCTTCTCACGTGTGTTGCCGCGACCACCGAGCCTGCCGAACTCGGCCCCGCCGAAGCGCCCCTCGGCATGCCGCTGCTTGGCGGCTTCCGAGAGGCGCTGTCTAGCCTCGGGGCTGAAATGAGGCTTCTTGCGGCCGTTTCGCGTGGGGCGCTGGCGCTTGGCGGGGGAGGGCGACGACATGATCTTAGCCCCGATGTTACCCAGGATCCGTCATCTGGGAGTAGTCATTTGCGCTACGCGGCCGACTCAGCGTAGAGATCGGGGTACAGATCCCAGATGTGAGTCGACCCTTCGTTGTGGAGCATCTTGTCCACGGTGTCGTCCTCAATGTAGGTCTTCGTACCGTTCGCGAGCGCACGGATCAAAGCGCCGTCGACCCCGCAAAGAGCGCCCAACTCCTCCGACGACCACTTGCTGAGACGGTCCCGAACCCACTCCTCCATCGGACCGCACTCGAGCCTCGTGGCCGGACCAATGTCACGGTTGTTGAGGAGCTTCAAGCGGGGCTCGATGCCAGCTCTGCGCCGGGCGCCCTCGGCCCAGATGCGCTGGTACTCGCGCCGGTGCTCAAGCCAGTCGGGGTCCTTGCTCTTCTCGGCGTGGTACTGACGCCTGCGAGCGTTGCGATCCTCACGCGTCGCTCTGCGGAGAGGCTCGTATGGCTTGCCTCGCCTGCGGATCCCTGCGGCATGGCGCTGTTCGATCCGATCGCACGCCATACACACATACTGGTACGCGATTGCGTTGCCCTCGTCATCGCGGTCGCGAGCGTGGAAGTTGAGAATCGAGACCCAGCGCGGCCCCTGGTGATGCTTCGATCCGCAAAGACGGTGACCCATGACGACGGGGTTCGTCTTGGCATGACGCTTACAGGTGCAGCCGGGCTCGCACGGGCCGCGCTTCACACGCTTGATCTTGCCGCCCTTGCGCTGGCGCTCGCGGATCTGCTCCGGCGTGAGCTTGACGCCCCGCTCCTTGAGCCAACGGCGCACCGAGCCGTTGCCAACGTGATGCTTGCGGGCGACCTCCATGTTGGTCATTCCCGACAGGTAGTCGGCAACAGCAGCGTCCTTGATGTCCTCCGGCACTCCAGCCATCAGGAGCCGAGAACGGTCAGACCCGCCTTCGCCATGACGAAGGCATCTGCCACGTCGGCTCCGCCCTTGCGCGGGAGCTTGAGCTGGGGGTAGTTCTGTTTCACGACGGCGTGAGCCTCCTCTTTCGTTGCCGTGATCGGGAGCCCCAGAAGTTGATGTCGAGCATCTGCGGCCTTGACGCGCACCACGATGAGCCCGTGCCTCTTGCACGCGATCAACGCGGCGGCCTCGAAGTGAGCCAGGACCCGTGCGGTCTTGGCGCCCCTCATAACCGCTAGCTCCTCCACCACGGCTAGTTCGATTGTGGACCTACGTAGACCTATCCAGGTATTCAGCCATGAGTAGTAGGCGAATATCCTGGTCGCGCCCTTGGCCTTCTCCTCTGCCGGAGTCGGCGTCCAGACACCGTAACCGATCATGTCGTCGCCTTCCACGAGCGCGTGCCCGCTGCACGAACTCGAGGGGTCGATTCCAAGAACGATCACGTGAGGGAAACGGGGCGGCCTGGACCGCCCCGCCCAGACTGGATCACCTCGATCATCGGTTGCCAGAAACCTGCGCTCGGAAACTTACCCGATCAACGACCAGGAAAACCGAGCGACGATCAATAGCACCTTGACGAAGGCCGGGATGAAGGCAGCTCCTATGAGCAGCAGGAAGCAGAGCCACCCGACTGCACGAGCAGCGTCAGAAGTCGTGGAATCCCGCTGAGGTGGCGCGTAACCCGCCTCGGGCTCGGTCACTTCGACCGCCTCCCGTTCCCGGCGCGGGTGAACTCGTTGTCCCTCATGGTTTCCTGTCGAGATAGACGCTCCACCACCTTGTCGTAGTTGTCGCGATCCTTGCGGAGTACGGCTGCGAGAACGCCGTGGCGACGCTGACGCTTGCGCCAGCGCTTCACGTCGTCGTTCTGCTCGGCGGCGGCTTTGATCTGCGTCATGGTGCCGTCGTCGTCGCCGTGGGCCGCGATGTAGGCCGTGACGATCTCCTCGGCGGCCTCGCGGCAGGTCGACTCGTGCGCCTCCTCGAGAGCGAGCAAGTAGCCAGCTCTGTAGGAATATGATGCGAAAGCCGAATGGAGCTGCTGGAGCTGCTTGTCGCTGATCAGCGTCAGGTCGAAGGGAAGGTCGACCGGATCAGCTTCGAGCTGCGGAGGAACATGTAGACGCTCGCGATCGATGCGCTCGCGAACGTGCTGGATCAGTTCCGCATGCTCCGGATCGTCAGCCCCCGGCGATGAGGCCGGGGGCTGAGACCGAGTGGGCCGCTGCCTACTCGGCATCGACCTGGATGGAGGTCACGCCGCTCGACAGGAGATCGAGCACGAGACCGGCCACGGCGAACTTCCCGAGCGACTGCACGACGCCGCCCTCGGTCGTCACCGCGTAGAGCCGAACCGCGTCGGCCGCTGCGCCGTCAGAGGCACCTCCAGAGCGCCGAGTCCGCTTCGCTGCGGCAGGCCGAGCTGCCTCGCCGTCTCCCTCGCCTTCCGAATCGCCGTCCTCTCCTCCGGCGTCAGCAGACGGTGCGGCTGCGTCTTCGGCTTCCCCCGCTCCCTCCGCCTCTGCCGCTGCGTCTTCTTCGCCACTGCCGTCCTCCGTGTAGGGCTTCATCAGCTCGTCCAGGCGGTCGAGCAGGCCGGTGCGGTTCTTGTGGATCGACTCGTACGCGAAGACGTGCTTGAGGGTCCAGAGCTTGTCCTCGTCGGACACGTCCTCGTTCTCGAGGTACTCGTCGAGCGACTCCTTGACCTCGCTCACCTTGAGCGCGGCGAAGCCCTCGAACGGCTCCTCCTGAGCGTCGGGCTGCTCCTCGGCGGGCTCGGCGTCGACCTCCTCGGGCTCCGCCTCCGCCTCGGGCTCCGGGTCGGGCTCAGGCTCCGGATCGACGCCACGCCCGGTCAGCTCGCTGGCGCGGTCGACGATCTTCTTGCGGTTCTTGTGCGCCGCCTCGTAGAGCAGGACGTGCGTCACGGAATCCGTGTCGCCCTCGTCGCCCCAGACCTCGACGCCCTCGATGATGTCGGTCACCGAATCGCTGTCGTAGCCCTCCCAGGGCTCCTCCTGCGAGCGCGGGTCGGCGGGCTCGGGCTCCGGCTCCTTCTTCTGCGGCTTCGGACGGCCGGGCTTGGGCTTGGCAGCGGTCGGCTTGGGCTTCGGCTTGGCCGAAGGGCCATCACCGTTCGCCTCGGCCAGCTTGAGCAGCGCCGCCACCTCGGGGGTCTGGACGTTCTGCTCCCAGGCGTCCTTGGCCATCGCGACGAGACCCTCTGCGGCCTCGATCGCTGCCGAGTCGTCCTCGGGCATCTCGCCCTCGAACATCTCGTCTTCGAGCGCTTGCGAGATGATCGCTCGCGCGGTTTCTGCGGTCATCGGGGCATTGCCTCCGTTCGTGGGAAATCGTTAGTGCGATCTTAGCGTATCGCGGGCTTCTTTGGGGACCAGCGGCGCTTCACTCGCTCGCGGGCATCGCTGTAGGAGTAATCCGGTCGGATCTCCTTCGTCATGCGGATGCCGTTCGAGTCGTCGAGCGCCTGAATATCGCCTCGGAAATCTTCCTGACAGACCTTCTTGTAGCTACAGAACTTGCACGGCTCATAGGACCACTTCCAGCCGTGGGGATGGCCGAAACGCGTCGTGCGCTTCCCCGGCTTGTTCTCTGCGAGCAGCTCCTCCTCCCAGAGAGCCCGGAAGCGCTTGAGCTGCTCGACGCCGGTCTCGAAGAACGTCGCATCGTACTGGACCCAGAACTCTGCGGTGGGTATGGGCTCGCGAGGATCGTACTTCTGATCCCTGGCCATGTAGTAGATGAAGCCGCCGTCGCAGAGCTTGAGATCGCTCCACAGGTCGCCGTTCTCCTGAGCGGCACGGATGAGGCCCATCTGCGTCTTGAGCTGCTTGACGTGCTTCTCGTCGGGGCCACGAAGTCCCAGCAACATGTTGCGGATGTCGCTCTCGTGCTTCGTCTTGATCTCGACCGGCGTCGCCTTCTTGCGCAGCACGATGGCGGAGTCGACGGAGCCCGTCAGCATCAGCTCGGGGATCTCGAAGCCGGTCTGCACCTCGGCGTCCGGCGGCGCCGAGATCAGCATGCCGCTGCCACGATGCAGCTTGTCGACGAGATCGGTCTCGAGCGCCTTGCCGGTGATGGCCGTCAGGTGAAGCCTGCGCGACGGCTCGCTCTCAGCCGTGAAGTCGGCCATGCGGTAGACAGCCTCGCGGGAGCAGGCCATCGGATCGTCGCCGGGGAACTGGCTCGCGTGGAAGGAGACGTGCCAGGGGTGGCCGTGCGGGCTGTCGTCGAGCTGATCGCGCCAGCTCTCGCGCAATGCACGTCTGTAGGAGTCTTCGATGATGGGCTCAAGCGTGCGGACAAGCTGGAGCCTGCTGAACAGCTCCTTGCGCGTCAGCCGCTTGAGCCCCATCGTGGCCCGCAGGCGCAGCGCCATGACTTCCTTGCGGTCGTACTTCACGAGCGCGCCTTCGCGATGAACGGGTTGATCTCCTTCTTCGCCTTGGCGATGAAGGGATTAGTTTGTAGCTGATTTTCCGTTGTCTTGGCCACGTTTGTGTCTTCGTCCGGCGGAAGCTCCCAGGGAGGCGTGCGAGCGGCGTGGCCCTCGATCTTCTCCATGCGCGTCGCGAACGCCACGATGGTCGACCGGAGATGGCCCGGTGTGTTGTTCGAGGGCTCCACCTCGAACCAGCCGGTCTTGCGATCGAGCGTCTTGAGCGGCCCAGTGTGCGACAGGGTGCCGCCGCCGTAGGCAGGATCTACCTCCCACGTGACGCGCACCGTGTCGCCCACCTTGATCCCCTTCGCATCGAGTTCGGCGAAGGCTGCCTTGAGTGTGAAGGGGTTCACAGACATGTAGCTACTGCACGGGCTCCTCGACCGGGGGCTCGGGATCGACAGGCGGCTCCACGGGAGGCTCCTCAGCCGGAGGCGTGGGGTCGGCGGGCTGCGCCGGAGGCGGATCCGCAGGGGTGATCGAGGGATCGGCGGGCTCCTCGACCGGCGCCTGCACGGGCTCGATCTTGGTGACCTGCATGGACGGGAACTGCACCGTGGCCCCGAACGGCTCCAGCGTGCTCGAGATCAGCGCGACCTTGGCCGCGTCGATGTTCGCATTGCGCGACAGGTCGACGATGAACGTCGGCAGCTCGGCCGACTCCGGGAGACCAGCGTAGAGCGGGTCGGCGATGACGACGATCGTCACGTTGACCTGGGCCGCGTCGACCAGCGCCGCCGCGATCCCGTATGACTCCTCCTGCGTGAACATCAGACTCCTTTGTCGTAGAGAGGTCGGGGGAGTCTACGCGGCTTCGAGGGACGGGAACCAGGCCCGAAGCGTGTCGGGCAGCTCGTCCACGGTGTCGATCCGGGTCACATCGCGGAGGTACCAGAAGATCGAGTCGCGGATCGATCCCACGACGATGACGGGGATGCCATAGGCGAGCGCCATGCCGGTCTCGATGAACATCCCGAGGCCGTTGGCGGTGTCGCTGCCGCAGACGAGAACGAGGAAGTCAGCCGTCACGCAAGCGTGGCGCTCCATCTCGGCGATCCGCTCTGCCTCGAGAGGAGCCTGATCCCAATCGGGCCGGAAGTTGCCATCGAGGCTCGTCCAGTCGAGCGTGATCTCGATGCCGTGCTCGCGAAGAACACGCTGCACAGCACGCACGCCTTCGATGTTCGATGTCCGACCTGCAACGTACCCTTTCGTGCTCACCACGGTCCTCCGTTGAGTATGTAGATGTGTCGCCGATTCCGCGACCTGTTGCGGGATGTATACCCGCGTGGCTCCCAAACCTCCCAGCGTCCGTTCACGACGCGGAAATGGGGCTTCCAGGGGCGCGGGATGGTCCAGCGGTTCCGGCGCCTCCGTCTCACATCTGCTTCCCGTGGAGGTGAGGCCGGTCGCGGTTCTTGGTCATCTTCGCGTACACCTCATCGCCGATCTGGATGTCGATCATGTCGGCGAGGTCGCCGATGCGGATCTGGGCATCGGCCAGCTCCTCGCCGATGTTGCCGTCGCCGTTGGCGTGGCCGACGTAGCCGGTGACGCGAAGGCTCTCGAGTGCCTCGGACAGCTCGGACACGGTGAGCATGAGCTTGGTGCCGATAACGTTCCTGCGAAGAGCGTCGGCGGCGAGCGCCAAGATCGGGCCGATGCGCTGCTCGCCGGAGGCAAGATGCATTTGGAAGAACATGGACCGATCGGCGATCTCGTCGAGCAGATTGGCCAGCTCCCAGTCATCGCGAAAGCCCTTGGACTCGGACGTGTCGCCGACCTTCTCGGCAACGAGGTTCATCGAGTCGCGGGCCGCTTCAAGTTCTGTAGACACAATTATCCGTTCTGAGAGTCAGGGGTCGGGTAGGAGATCTCGAGCAGTTCGTTCATGAAGTCGTCCCAGTCGGACTCCGAGAACCACTCGATCGAGGTGAGATGGACTTCGAGCTGCTCACCGTTCACTTGATCTTGCCCTCCTTGAGAGCCTTGGCGATGAATGGGTTCTTCTTCGCTGCGGCCAGGATGAACGGGTTCGGCTTGTGGCCGTTGCTCGTGGAGCCACCGGGGCGCGCGAGCTGGATCTTGTGCTTGCGCTTGTACTCCTGTAGGCCAAACGCGAGGTCGCGGTCAACGGTCGCGGCCTCGCGCATCGGCGAGTCCTTCATGTTCGGGTTGCCCACCATCCACGAGCCGAAGCGATCGTGAAGGGTGTACTCGCCCTGGTCACGGTACGACTGCACCCTGGCGACGCAGAAGCCGTCGCTGTGGCGCCGCATGTCGAGAATCTTGTAGCTGAGCATTGGTCCGTCCTGGGTGTCGCTGCGATCTTACCATTATACACGGTCGCTGCGATCTTACCTAACGCTGTCGAGCCCGAGCGAGCGCCGCCTTGCGGATCTCGCGCTGGAGCGTGAGGTCTCCCATGACCAGCTCGCGGAGGGCCGCCTCGCCGCGCAGGTGCATCTGCTTCTTGCCGTTGGACTGTGTGGGGTAGTAGTAGTTTCCACCACCCCGGTTCTCGACAACGCCGTACGCCTTAGCGGCCTCCACGAACTCGAAGATGCGGTCGAACTGCACCGTCTGGAAGTCGAGCCGCATCTCGGCCGGGATGAGCGGACGGCAGACGCGCGACTTCTCGACGCGAGCCTTGATGATCAGCCCATCGGGCTCGAGATCGTCGGTCATCTCGATGCGCTCCGACTTAGCCTTCTTCTTCGGGTCGTCGAGATAGCCGTGCGAGTTGTAGAAGAGCCAGCCGCCCTTGCGGAACTTCATCGACATCGACGACGCGTGATCGAGGATCTTGCCGCCGGGCGCCTCCTCGGCGCTCGTCTTGAAGTTCACGCGCACCTGATCGAGCAGGACGATCGTGTTCTCGGTGTGGTCGAAGCGGTCGTTGATCCTGCGGAAGACCTTGCCCCACGCGCGAGCGCCGATGCCGGGGCGCCAGTCCTCGGGCTTGGCGTTCAGCTCGTCGACCGAGACCGCCTGGGAGGCGGAATCGATCACATGTAGGTGAACGACGCCGAGAAGGGCCTCGAGCTTCTCGCCGATCTCCTCGATGGTCGAGCCCTCCATCACGAGCAGCTCGTCGATGTCGACGCCCATGTTGTCCCGGACGAACTCGGGGTCGTACGCCTTCTCGATGTTCCAGTAGCAGCAGGAGTAGCCCTCCTCCTGCGCCTCGCGGATCACATTCCAGGCCGTGAGGCTCTTCGTGCTCGAATACGGGCCGTACAGGCGGCTGACGCGGCCCCAGGGCAGACCGCCGCCGGACGCCACGTCGAGAGCCAGCGATCCGAAGGAGATGCGCTGCGGGTGCTCGTAGCTGTCGCCGTTGCGAAGGTCGCCCTCGTACTTCTTGTTGATAGCTGCTACTACAGAGTCGAAGTTATCCTGATTGACCGGCAACTTGCTCCTCCTCGTCCTCTTGGAAGAAATCCTCGATCGACACCATCTCCTCGACGACGACGCTCTGGAAGTCCTTCCAGATGTCCTTGTGGCCCGAGATCATGACCTCAGAGCCCTCGTGCAAGAGGTGTCTGTAGTAGGAGACCTGGGGCTCCCACAGCTTGCAGCGCCACTCGTCGGTCTCGAACTGTACCGTGATGTTGGCGTAGTCCTTGCCCGTCTTCGTCTGCTTGAAGTCGAGCTTGATGATCTCGCCGCCGCAGATGATGTGATCGTCCTGCTCAGCGGACTCAAACTCGTCACCCAGGTGGCAGTTCTCGCGCATGTACTCGATCACCGGCGCGTCGAGCTTGCTCTCCGTGAGCGGCACGGTGAAGTGCGTGCCCCGGAGAACCTCAAGCATGTCACCAGAGGGCGTCCTGCGGAACTTGGGCACCTCGCGCGGGTTCTTGAGCGTCGTGTTGTGCTTGAGGTGCTCCCAGACCTGCCACTCTTCCTCGGTGCCGTCACGCTTGAGCTTCGTGACGAACGACAGCATGTAGTTGCGGTCCAGGAAGTCGTCGCAGGCGCCGGACTCGATGAGCTGCCGGATCGGGAGCGCCTTGCCGCGCGTGAAGAGATCGTCGGCCGAAACGAAGGGGCGCAGCTTGATCGCCTGCTTCGCGCTCTTCGAGCCCATGCCCTTGATCGACGCCAAGCCGAGCCTGAGCACCTTGCCGTCCGTCGTCCAGCCCTCGCCGGACTCGTTCAGCAAGGGCGGCTCCAGCTCGATGTCGAGCTGACGGGCCTCACGCACGGCGGACTTGATCTTCTCCTCGTCCTCCTCGAAGGTGAGGAAGGCAGCGTAGAACTCGTGCGGATAGAGCATCTTGAGGTACATATCCTGGTACGCCAGGCAGGCGTAGCTGGCCGAGTGGCTCTTGTTGAAGCCGTAGTGGCCGAACTGTAGGAACATGTTCCACGTGGCCTCTGCTGCGGCCTCGTCCCACCCGTGGTCCTTGATGGCGCCGTCGTAGAACGGCACCTCGTACTTGGCCATGAAGTCCTTGGCCGCCGTGCCGCCCTTGATGCGGTACAGCTTGCCCATCGCCTTACGCATGTCATCGGTGTCGCCCGCCTTGAGGCGACCGATGCCACCGGCGATAAGCATGACCTGCTCCTGGTAAGCGATGATCCCGTAAGTTTCGCCCAGGTAGCGCTTGAGGTCTGGATGTAGGTACTGGCGAAGGAAGCGGTTGTTCTTGCGCTTCGGGAAGTCCCACGCTGCGGGGGTGTCGGAGCCCGGCATGGACGCCTTGAGCGGGCCGGGACGATAGAGCGCGTTGACAGCGGCCACGTCGAGCACAGTGTCGGGCTTGGTCGCCATGAGCAGCTTGCGGATGCCCGGCGAGCCGAACTGGAAGACGCCGACCGTGTAGCCCTTGCGGAAGCCGTCCATGACGCGCTCGTCGACCCTGACCGGATCGCGCAGCGCAGGCAGGGCATAGAGGTCGACCTTCTCGCCGGTGCGCGCCTCGATGAGATCGCATGCGTAGTCGTGAACGTCGAGCGCCTTGATGCCCAGCGCGTCGAGCTTCACGAAGCCGTAGTCGCTGATGACGGCGAAGTCTGCGGCATCGGACCAGGAGGTGACCAGATCGCCGCTCTTGCCGCGCTCGAGCGCCATGTAGGTCGCGATCGGCTTCGGCGTGACGATCACACCGGCGGCGTGCTTGCCTGCGTTGGCCACGGTGCCCTCGAGCCGCAGGGCGTGCTTCCAGATCTCCGGCTGAGCTTCCTTGAACTTCTGTAGGTGCTCGTAGAGAGGCAGGATCTCCTCGAGCGTCGTCTCCTCGGAGTCCTGCCGGATCTCGATCGGCTTCGTGACCCGCTTGGCCTCCTGCGGGTTGATGTCGAAGGCGCGGCAGAGGTCGCCGAGCACCTTCTTGGGCTGGAAGCGCTGGTGCGTGATGATGTCGGCCACGTGGGAGCGGCCGTAGCGGCGCGATATGAACTCCTTGACCATCGGCCGAGAGAGCGACTGGAAGTCCATGTCGATGTCCGGCAGGCCCTTGCGGTTCGGGTTGAGGAATCGCTCGAACAGCAGTGTGTAGCCCATCGGATCGATCTTGACGATCCCGACGAGGTAGGAGATCAGGCAGCCAGCGGCGGATCCTCGGCCGAGCCCGATTCGGATGGGCTTCTTCCGGTATCCCTTGACACGATGTACTGGGTACTGGTCACGTTCTCCTGGAGCGACCGGCGGGAGTGGGGCATCCGAAGCGCACCAGCGAACGATCTCTCCCACCATGACGAAGTAGTCGAGCACTCCCTTGGACTCGAGAATCCCCCATTCGTATGCGACGCGCTCACGGTACTCGTCCTCTCGCTCGGTGATCTGATCTGCGGTCAGGCCGTCTTCCTGCCACGCCGTCTTGACGCTCGCCATGCCCTCTTCGATCCACCCTCGGAGGATGGCGGCGCTCGCGTCGACCGACTCGGTGACCTTCGGCAGCTTGAGACCCTTGTCCAGCATGAACGGCTTGATGCTCTGAGTCATGAGCATCGTGTTGTCCATCGCTTCATCTACAACGTTCTGCGGAAGATCCGGGTGGTACTTCTGGAACCAGAGGTACATCTCCTCGGCGTCGGAGAGGTAGAGCGTCGGGTTCAGCTCGGCCAGGTACTCGGCCTTGCCGTTCTCGGCGTCCTTCTTCGCCTTCTCGAGCGAGGAGCCCGAGCCCATGATCTTCGCGATGCGGTGCGTGTCGGCCCACTCCTTGTAGGGGAAGTGGGCGTCATTCGTGGCGATGACCGGAATGCTGAACTGCTCTGCGACCCGGACCAGCTCCACGTTGAGGACGCGCTGATCCTCGAAGTCGTGCGGCATGATCTCGACCCAGAGATCGTCGCCGAAGATCTTGCGCATCCTCTGGATGTAGGCAGAGACCTCGCCACTGTGGCCGAGGTTGACCAGATTCGCGAGCCACGAACTGATGCAGGCCGTGGAGCAGACGAGCCCCTCGTGGTGGCGCTCGAGAAGCTCCCAGTCGACAGCGGGGTACTGGTAGAAGCCGCCGCCGTCTTCTACCTCGCTGTAGGCAGTCGACACGATCGACAGGAGGTTGTGCCAGCCCTTGAGGTTCTTGGCGAACAGGCAGAGGTGCCACGCCTTCTGGTTCTTCTCCTCCTTCGCCTTGCGCCGGTCGGGGCGGAAGTACGCCTCCACGCCGGAGATCGGGACGATCTTCGCGTCGCGGCACGCCTGGATGTGATGCAGGGCGCCGGAGAGCGTGCCGTGGTCCGTCTGCGCGAGAGCGGGCTGACCGAGTTCGGCCGCCCGCATCGCGTACTGCTTCGCCGTCCCTACACCGTCGAGACGGCTGTACTCCGAATGCCTGTGTAGGTGTACGAACACAGTCAGACTTCGGCCTTGACGGCGCCGAAGTTGCTCTCGTTGGGGATCTGCTTGCGCATTTGAACCCATCCGCGAAAGTTGCCCGAGAACTTGATCTCCGGCATGACAGTGGCCTGATCCATCGGCTTCGCGACGTGCTCGAAGGGCGACAGGTGGAAGCTGTCGATGAGTCGGTTGGCGCGAGCAATCGTAGCCTCCTGCGCCTCGTCGTCGTGCTGGCGGTCGTAGCTCACGCGAGCGCAACGCGAGGCCGAGAGCAGCTTGACGATCTCCCAGTTGACGAAGGCTGAATTGTAGGTCGTCTCGTGCGCGTCGAGACCCTCGCGAGCCTCTGCCAGCGGCGTGTGCCATTCGCCGTAGTCGACCAGGCGCGGGAACGACATCTCCATCGTCGACCGCATGAGCCTGGCGATGATCTCCATCTCGGGCTGCGCGGCGGGGTTGGCACGCAGAGCAAAGAAGTTGTCCCACTCTGTAGCTGAAACGATGACGGTGTGCCAGAGGAAGGGCTCGAGCAGGCGGTTGGCCCGGCTCTTGTCGATGCCGATCTCCATCAGCTTCTCGGCGCTGTAGGCGGCGTCGATCGCCGCCTGGCGCCACTCGTCCTCGGCGCGGCGATGCAGCTTGTCCTCCAGTGTCTCACCTACACCCATGCCCTTGATCCGCTTGTTGAAGGTCTCGGGGATGAACGGGTTCGTGCGAACGCGCTCGATCAGGATCTCGGTCGGAATGGCGCGCGACGACGCCGAGTTGCGCGAGAACATCCGGTGCGTGTTGAACTCGGCCAAGATGAAGCGCGGGAAGGTAACCTCCAGCGTCGTGAGCCGGACGCCATCGGGCGACACCGAGTCGGCGAGAACTTGTGCTTTGTAGGCCATCAGCGGTCCTTGATCGATTCGATGAGGTTGGGGTCCAGGTACATCATCTGGCCGGTCGGGATCAGATCACGCTCGATGGCGAGCAACGTGTCGCCATCCTGCCGGGCCTTGTTGACCAGCTCGGAGACCTTCCAGGCCCGCTCGGCGCAGTAGTGCTTCTCGCCGCTCTGCATGACGATAACGGCGCCGTCACCTCTCATGGAATCTCCGGTCGGATCTGAGCGAAGCGGATCTTGCCGCCGTCGAGGTAGTGGGTCTCTGCGGTCAGGCCCACGGACTCGGCGAGGTCGCACACCTCGCGCAACTCGACGGCGCGAATACCGAAGCCCTTACTCGCCGAGTCGAGGATCAGCACGTCGTACACCACCTGGAAATCACCTACAGAATCCCACTCGTCGTTGCTTACGGGGAGCCTGTGATCCGGCGACATCACGCGGGCGTTGATCTGCGTGGAGTAGCCGCGCTCGGTGAGGACTTTGAGCGCAGCCATAGCGTTCTCCAGGTGCATCAGTGCCCTCGGATCTCAGTGGCGACAACGCGCCAGCGACCGATCGTGCGGCCCTCCTTCTCGACCCGCACGCCGCGCGTCCACAGCGGCAGGCCGTGCTCACGCAGGATCGAGACCCGCTTCTCGTCCGTCGCACCAGCCATTGTGTCGAGCCCCTCCTGCAACCGGCGCTCTTCGCGGCGCGCGTTGCGGCGGAACCAGTGGCGACTGACGGTCGCCTCCTTGGCCATCGTGGTCATGACGGCGGCACGCTCCCGGCGCGCTCTTCGGCGGTCTTGAACGCCTCCTCGGGCACGGCGTCGGCCAGCTCCTCGGAGAGCTTGTCGCGGGTCTCCTGGTCGAGCCCCCACGACATCTCGCGCACGAGCTGCTCGAGAGGTTCGGAGGGGAAGGCACAGGTGATCATCTGGCCGCTGTCGGGGTCGAAGAAGTTGACGCGCCGCCCCAGGATGTCCGGGAGCGGGTCGCTACCCCACTTGATGTTGATCAGTTCGATCTGGATCATGCCTTGTCTGCGTCTCCATTGGTATGTAGAGGTTCGGTGCTCCAGTGCGAAGCAACGTCATCGAGCCCCTCTGGACCGTACTCCTGATGGAACATGATCGCCATCAGGTTCCAGCAAGCCTGCGCGAGATGGTCCTCGTCCGTCTCGCCGTCGCGGAACTGCTCCTCGTGGCGAATGGCCGAGTCGAGATACCGGCTGTACGGCATCCCCTTCTGGTAGTTGTGGTCGCCGTACTTGACCGCGCCCTTCGTGAAGATCATCACGATGCGGCGCAGCACCTTCGGCGGCACCAGGCTGTAGCGAGGCTTGTCTGCGTCGGTATCCCGACGAGCGCCAGTCTCGAAGTGCTGACGCTCGCCGGAATCCTTGAGCGTGAACCGCTCCCGCGTCATCGGCGGATGATCTTGATCGTCTGCTCGACGCCGAGCCGGATGAGGCCCTTCGGGGTTTCGACGGCGTAGTTGGCCGCCTCGATCGCCTGCGGGAGCGACTCCACGTCGAGCGCCGTCAGGTACGACTGGAGCACCTCCTCGGGCTTGTGACCGCCGTACTCGCCGACGAACGACAGGGTGTCGTCGCCGTCGTGGTACAGGCGGGACTTCGGAGCGGCGGGCTTGCGCGTGCGCGGCTTGCGCTGCTTCGGCGCCGGGGCCTCGCCGTTGTTGGTGGCGTCGGCGTCCGGAGCGGCGGGCTCCGCCGCCGTCCGGGTCGGACGGGCCTTGGTCTCGGCCATTCTGCGGTCCTCTCTTTGAGTAGGGAGTTGTAGGTACTACTTGTTGCGGAGGAACGGGTTGGACTTCTTGACCTGCTCCCGGTTCTCCTCGTCGTTGCCGTTCCGGTTCCCCTTCGGCACGCCGCCGTTGAGGATCGTCATGAAGTCCTCGTAGGACGGGATCTTCGTGAACTCGGCGAGGTCGTACTTGTCGGCCTCGAGCGCCTTCTCCTCGTCGGAGAAGGGCTGCTTGCCGCTATCCACGTCCTCGGGCGCGACGACGTACTTGGTGTTGAGCTTGACGCCCTTGCGCTTCACCTCGAACCGGCGGCTGCGGAGGCCCTTGTACTTCGAGTCGATCTCGTCGAGATCCTCGAAGAGCCGGACGCCGGAGGTCCAGAGCGCGACCTGATCCTTGGTGCCGATCTTGATCTTCTTGCCGTCGACCTTGACGAGCTTGCCCTCCTTGTCGCGCTGGAAGAGCGGCGCGTCGAACCAGATCACGTTGATGAAGCCCTTGAAGCTGCGCTTGAGCTGGCGCTCGCAGCCGGGGCACGGCTCATCCTCGTCGTCCTGGTCGAGACACGGGACCTGGCGGCCCCACTGACGGCCCTCGATGGCGACCTCGTGGACCCAGATCCACGTGATCTTGTCGCCCTCCTCGAGAAACCGCACCGTGGCGGTCTCACCGTCGTCGATCGAGAGGTACAACGCGGGCGGAAGACCGGATCCTGCGGCGTCACGGCGGGCCTGGATGGCGGCACTGGCACCGCGAACTGACTTGAAGCCTCTGGGCACTTGCCCTTCTCCTTGTTTGTGAGGGTATGTAGATCTATCAGACGTATCTGATGGGGTACTGCGATCTTACCACGTCGCGCTACGGCTTGGAAGCAAGTCTGCGCTCGACTGCGACGGTCGAGTAGGACCGGGCATGCACGAGAATGTCGTACACCTCGGAGTCCCTGGCCTGCTCCAGCATGTCGGCCGGATCGGCGTCGTGCGTAGGCACTATGAGCACGTCGAGATCGACTGCGAGGCGCTCGAGGGCGCCGAGGTGATGCTCGCCGGTCTCCTCGTCGTCCCAGCCCCACAGGCCACGGTCGCCCGCCTTGTCTGGGTCGAAGTAGAAGGTCGCGCTGCCGAACCGGCGCCGGATGAGATTGGCCTGATGGCTTGTCAGGTTCGAGCCGTTCAGAGCGACTGAGTTGTCATGGCCCATCTGATGCAGAGCGATGGCATTCAGCTCGCCCTCGCATATGACTACATGGTTATACTCTACTGGGACCCGATCGAGTCCGAATACGACCTGACCCGTGTAGTAGCGTGGGAAGCCGTAGCGGCCCTCCCCCAAGACCAGATACTTCGGGTGTCGACCGTCTGTGGCGCGCGCCTTGAATCCGACCAAATGGCCTTCATCGTCGCGAACTGGAATCGTTATGCGCTGGGTGGCCTCGTCGTAGCCGAAATCCCAGGCTTCGAGAGTCTGCCATGAAAACCCACGGTCCAGCATGTAGTCACAGGCAGGGAAGCCGTCGCCGATCGCCTGCGCGTCAGCAGCCGATTTCCACTTCACAGCAAAGTAATCGAGCTTGTCCTCGCCGATGCGAGTGTTCTGCGGAATAGGAAGCATGGTCTTGCCCTCACGCGCGAAGAGCTTGAGCACTTCCTCGCGGATGTCGCGTTCGTCTGGGTTGAGGCTGGCGGGATCATACGCCTGTCGGAGCAGGCGTCGCGCCTTCATGGGCGACATGTCGTACATCGCCGCCACGAACCGCACGATGGAGCCCTTGCGCTTACAGCCGTGGCAGAACCACTGGCAGGTCTCCAGGTTCATGTAGGCAGAGGCCGACTTGTCGCCGTTCTCGTGGCCGGGGAAAGGGCACGAGAAGCGCGCCTCGCGCATCCCCTCCCGACGCAGGTTGTCGACCTCGAGAACCTCGAGCGCGTCCATCACGTCGACCTTGCCAGCAGGATCCCAGGAGGACATCTACGCGTTGCCGTACTCGTGTGCGTCCGTGAGGAGCTTGAGCGTCCCGCCCGCCTCGTCGAAGCGCAGCATGGCCTGGCTCGCCCAGTACGACTCGTTGCTGTTGACGCTCTTGCGGATCGCGGCGCGGTTCTTGCGAAGCTCGGAGCGGATCGAGGTGATCTCACGCTTGATGTGCTGGTTGATCGTGCCGGAAGACTGACCAAGCTCCTGCCCGTCGTCGGTCATGATCCAGACGGCCCACGCCTTCATGAACTTCACGAGGAGCCAGTGGACGCTGCGGTGGCCGGTCGGATCGCACGGGATCGTGCGAGGGTCCCACAGCTTGCTCTGGTCGCGAGGGATCTCGGGCTTCCAAAGCGCCTGCCACGCCTGCGGGATGACATGGTGTAGCTCCGTGTAGTACGGAGCCGCCGGTCCGTGACTGGCGTGCAGGATGCACCTCTGGTCGGCCGTGACGGGCGTGGCCATGAACGGCTTGTCGCTCATCGTTTCACCTCCAGGCCGAACTTCGAGGGCTCGACACCGAACGCCCCTTGGTAGCGGCCGTTGTAGGGACTGGACGCCGGGCCGGTCATCTCGTGGAACGAGAGCTGCGCGATGCGCTTGCCAGGGCGGAGCAGGA